ATCGGTGGCGCGCGTCCTGGAAATGCGAGTCGACCGTCCTGGAAATGCGAGTCGACCGTCCTGGAAATGCGAGTCGACCGTCCTGGAAATCACGCCAGCTCGTGTTCGAGCACTGGCGTGATAGTGCTCTGGGTCCTTAGGTCACGAGGTCACGAGGTTGTCTAGGGACAGAATCGGCTCGGACAACACAAAAGTGTCCCTTTTTTTGAACAGGAACTCTGTGATAGTGACTTCTGGGTCCTTAGGTCACGAGTCTACGCGCACCTATGTGGCGGCACCGGCCGCGATGAAAACAGATGCACCCTGGACGCGCAGGCCCTGCGCAAGCTGGGTTCACTTTGCGCTCGTTTTCTGCCACCTGCCACCTGCCACGCGATTTCCAACCTTTCTGTACATTTTCCTAAAACGTTGCAATACCTAACATTTACCCTATTTTTCTCTACTAGGGATAAAATTTTCGTGGCAGCATGCCGATTCCACCATAACTGGCGTGTCCAGGGGAATACCCCTGCCACAGGGCCGTGGCAGACGTGCCATATCGCGAGTTTTTATCGCCATTCATAATTCCAGAATAATTTGACACGAGTATTTATCTCGGGTATTATGGAAAACGTGGCAGGTGATGCCACGCCCGTGGCAGGCCTGTTGCGGTAACTTTGAGGTGCAGAATGAGTAACTACGAGAGAGAGTATGTGCTGGATCGGTTCAGGATGTGGGACGGATTATCGTTGACCATCATCTCCAGCGACCTTGACGGCACGTTCAGATTCGTCACGCCGGGGGGAGAATACCATGTAGAAGTGTTCTTCCACGACGGCCGGTTGTCACACGCCGAGGTCATGCAGGTTGACAACGACGGGGACGTGACCACCACCCATTACGATTACAACGACGTGTGCGGAGAAGAGGACTTTGTGGGGAACTGGACCACACCAACCAACCACCGCAGAGACCTCACGCCAGACGGCGCACAGCTACTGGTGGAGCGATACCGCCGCACCGAGGAAGAGTACACCGAGTGGCGCAACGAACTGTACGGCGAGTGGCTGGCGCGCCATGGGCTAGACATCGCCACCGTGGATGAGGAGTTGGAAGCGCAGGCCCTGCGGCAGACATCTCTCGTAGAGAAGCATCGATATGCGGTCATTCAGATCCACATGATGGAGGCATAACATGGGACAGGTACAAATAGTAGACAAGCGCGGAAGCTTATATCTCCTACGCCATCCCAGACATGACGTGTTTACGGTAGCGCGCATTGACTGGGATCTGGAGAGAGTCTGGTCTGTCATACCACCAGACCAGCGGGGCATGTCTCTTCCATTCACTGAGGGTCGCCTTATCGACCCGGTGGGGGTCATCTGCGGATGGTACTCCCGCGGCTACGCCAGAAAGAACTGGCGACTCGAGGTGAACAATGGGGTTTGAGAAGCCGGTATCCAAGATGGCATTCTGGCGCCAGCAGGCGATAGGGCGCTGGGAGAACCGCATCGTTCGTAAATACTGGGCCAGAAACCCAGAGTGGTCACCACGAGAGCTGATAGCAGAAATCAAGCGCCACCATGACTACTGTGGCGTCCGACTGTACGTTGCCATTCGGCGCGTCTCCCGGCTGGCAGGAGCGGATGGAGGGTGGCACCATGGGATTTCATAGTTGCCTGTGTAACGGGTGTGGCAAGCCCATCATCGGACACTACGCGCTGGACCGTGCTCCCGTATGGATGACTCGGGTGGTCGCATGGATGCCAGACGGGACGAAGATCGAGGGTGTGTACGACGGGTATGGGCGCGCCATACCATACACTCACCACCCGATGCCCTTTGCCAAGGGTCCGTTCCTGCTTGACGAAGATGCCCAGTGGGTGGACGTGTGGCACCAAGAGTGTTCGCACGCTAGGCACGGAGGCTACTTGCCCGCACGCCATGCTGAATGTCAGGGCTGGTTCTTTCAAGGCACCCTGTTCCACCTGACTCCGATGGAAGAGTCATGCTCAGGATAGGTAGTTTGTTTTCTGGTATTGGTGGTCTCGAGCTTGGGCTTGAGGCCGCCCTGGACGCGCACACAATTTGGCAAGTAGAGAGGGATGAATATGCAAGACAAGTACTCGAAAGGCATTGGCCTAGCACAGCTCGAGATGTTCACGACATCCGAGAAGCCGGAGCGCACAACCTCGCCCCCGTTGACATCATCGCGGGTGGCTTCCCCTGCCAAGGCTTATCCGTGGCCGGTCAGGGCAAAGGCCTCGAGGACGAGAGATCGGGTCTCTGGTTTGAAATGCTACGAGTCGTTCGCGAACTACGACCACCAGTCGTCATCCTGGAAAACGTGCCCGCCATCAGAACACGAGGACTCGACGTTGTACTCGGAGGGCTGGCCAGCAACGGGTACGATGCAGAATGGGGTGTGTTCGGCGCTGCCGATGTCGGTGCCCCCCACCGCCGACAACGGTGGTACTGCATCGCCTATCTACCCAACGCCAGTGGTGTCGGATCGGCCATCGAACTCGGGAGGTCAGAACCCGGGACCATCAAGGCTCTCACTGAAGGGCATGTCCAGGGCGGGGCAGTGGCCAACACCGCTGGCATCAGACGGGAAGAAGGACCCCACCGGGAGCCTGGCTCGGGTCATCCAGTGCGGCAGCAAGAGTGCCCGCAGGGATGGAACGCCGAGACCAGACTGGCCAACCCCCAGAGCATGCGACGGACACAAACCACCGGGAGGCACCAACCCAGCGAAGCACGGACTACAACGACGAGTGTGGTCAACCCCGCTGGTGCACGACGCGGCGAACAACGGCGGCCCGGGTCAGCACAGGCGGAACTCGCCACCACTGAACGCACAAGCGCAGGGTCCCAGCATGACAGGCTCGCTCAACCCCGAATGGGTAGAGCTGATTATGGGTTTCAGGGCTGGACATACACAGGTGCAGACGTAGAGGCGTGGGAGCAGGGCGTCTCCAGGGTGGTCGCCACCGGAACGCTCCCCAACAGAGTGGATAGACTTAGATGCCTAGGAAACGCAGTTGTGCCCATGTGGGCCTACTGGGTGGGCCTGAAGGCTAAACAATTAATAGGAGAGAGACTATGTATTTTATAGAGACAAAGAAGAACGGAAGGGTCACAGGATCACGGTATGTCGGAGAATACGGAGACAGTATGCCAGACGACTTCCATGAGACGAGGACCCACTTGATTGAATTAATGGGGACCCTCAAGATTTCCACTGTGTTCTTGGGGCTAGAGCACATGGGGGGGATGCTTTACGAAACTCTTGTGTTCGACGCTGGATGTGCGGTGGGTTGGCCAGAGAGATACAGGAACTACGAAGACGCGGTTGCTGGCCATGCGAAGATTGTGCGCCAGCATAAGCCAAGTGAAGAACAGGTTGTTGCAGAACTGCACAGTCTGATCCTAGACCAATACGGTAAGTGGCTGAACAGACACGGCCTGCGCGTAGAGACCGTCAACACGGAGAACGAGACGGATGCCTACAACAGAGCATCCCCCACCGAGCAGGCACTGTTCGACTACATAACCAAGGGCATGGATTTGGAGGTGTGCGGTGAGTGATTACATACGAGTTCCTGTTAGTCACAAGGAGTCTGCAATAGTCAGACTCCAGAACATTGCGTTTGTCACCCCGAGACCCAGACACGAGGGTCCGGGGTGCCACATCTCAATTACCTGCGCGTGCTCGCAGAGCATGAGACCCGCCAAGCTGGCCGTCATCCGCACCACCATGAGTCTGGAAGAGGTGGCCAACCTGATGGGTGCACCCGCGGCGCCGCACACAGGCAACTGGAGGAAGAGATGATCATGTCCATGAACGCGATACCGACAGACGTGCGACTGGCAATCCTTACCTGGGCCAGACACATCGCATCCAGATACAGCGTAGAGTTGGTGTTCGAAATGGGAGGCGGTGAGCCTCTCGGATTCTTGCCCAGCACTACAGTCAAAACAGCTACCGCCATACGGGCGGAGTACGACCTGATGATATCAAACCTGAACAACGCCCGAGCCTGGGTGTAGGAGTTACCATGATTGAAATAATAGCAGCAGCACTTCTCTTCGCAGTCGCATTCTGGGCGGGCCGGTGGTCCATGATGATGCCCGGATGGATTGAGAACAAACAACGGGCAGGTAACGAGGCCGTGCGGTACTTCCGAGTTAAGGGCACCGTCGATGGCGAGTGGCATTACATGCTGCTCACAGAAGCTGAAGTCCACCGCGGAATTGAACGAGCCGAGAGCCACCCGGAGGACCTCCGATGAGACCAAAAGAAAACGTCCAGGTACTACTGCTCACAGAAAGTGAGTCCCCCATTGACGATGACCAAACCGATTTGTTTTCAAATTGGGATAACGAATGCGCCGGTATCTGCGGCGTTTAACAACAGGAGAAGAAGATGAGTAAATATAAAGTAGAGACAAAAAGCCAACTACAATTGGACGCCATTCAAGGTGTTTGTGATTCCATTGGCAAACTCGACGACAGTTTTCGCTCAAGAAATGATGGTGGGCATACCATCCTGGGCGCCATCGAACAGCAGACTGAAGCAATCGTCCGTCTAGGAGACATCATTGAGAGTGCGGTGGATATCTATTGCGAAGTCGTGGGGTATCCGGAGCATGCGAAGGTCACTGGCCAAAAGGCTGATAAAGGAGAAGAAGATGAGTGTAAATAAAGTAATTCTAGTAGGCAACCTGGGTGCAGACCCGGAGTCCCGCGGAGCAGTAACCAAACTGCGCTTGGCAACCACCGAGCGCAGGAAGCAGGACGAGGAGTGGGTTGACCACACCGAGTGGCACCGGGTGGCTTGCTTTGGCCGGACGGCAGAGAACGTCGCAAAGTATTGCAGCAAGGGCAAGCAGGTCTACATCGAGGGCAAGCTGCGCACCACCAAGTACACGGACTCCAATGGCAATGACAAGTGGTCTACTGAAGTCATTGCCGACAGAGTAGCGTTCCTGGGAGGCAGGGGGGATGAGTAACAATAGAACTGAAATGTTTATCCTGTCAAAGCTGAAGGCCGCGCAGTCTGGCGTGATAACCGACGCAGACCACAAGGAGTTCTTCGACGCAGTTCGAGAGGTGGCGTGCGCGCCCCTCTGGCGGTCTGCCAGAAGAGAGAGTGGCCTTGCCAAGTTCGAGCGTGAGAGTCGTCGGTGCGTTCACCCTGGAGGAGTTCACCCGAAACTGGCATATACAGTCGAGGGGACCCCGGAGTATGATGAACACAAGGTACTCTCTGAGAGGGCGCAAGGAATCTTTCAACGACTGAGGATAAAATGTGGCTACTAGATTATGCTGGCCTTTTGGGGTGCATGGGACTCTGTACCGACTCTGATTACTCAGAAGAGTTTGGGTTCATTGTTCGCAACATCAGTGCTCGAAAGAAGCACCGGGTCATGTGGGCACAGTCGGTTCCAGGGGATGATAGTGACCTTCACATAGTGGTGCGGGTGGCGCTTGTTTCACCCGTTGCGTGGGTGGATATCGACCTGCGCATCGACAAGGAGTATTTACTTGAGGCATCCTTGCTGACCTTGTCCACTTGCACTCACCTTGCGAGTGAGGTAAGGTTACCTTAATAGGCTTCCTATAGCTACATGCCTACACCTGGGGTCCCCGGTCACCGTTTCTCTCTCTGGTGGCCGGGGGTCTTTTTTTTCAATGAAGACGGGAGTGCCCTCGCCGACCCAGGCTCCGATGACTTGACTGTGCAGATAGTCGAGAGCCTCCCATCGGTCAGCGCCATCAGCCATGATGATCTCCACGCACTTCTCATAGTCGTAGGCAACAACCGGATGCGCAAACCCAGCTCGTTCTGCTGTACCTATGATCGCATCGTCAAACCCTATTGCATACTGCTTCTCATCTTCCATTTAAATGCCCCCACGAATCCCAGCCCTCTCGTTCACGACGCGCAAACATCTCCAGCCTGGGTCCAGTACTCCTAGCCTCAATTAACTCATACGACTGCTCGGGCTTTCGAGAGTGCTCGCGCAATGGCGCGTGGAACACGGACCTCAAGTCCTTGCGCGTAGTCCTGGCCTTTGGCCCGCTGCCCCTCACCGCAAACAGTAGCAACTCATGCTGACCACGCAAGTACTGCCCCAGCCCAGCTCGGGGCTTTACCCATACAGCGTTGGTTATGTACCTGAACCCGAGGGCCTTGGTGAGCCACAGGGCGTCTGGCAGGAAGTTGTTGGTTGCCCACATCCATAGGTGGCAGTCCTCCGCCGGAGTCCACACGCCGCTCTGGTAGATCACACGAGGCATCTCCTTGGTGTGCAGTAGTGGGTAGTGCCTGTCTGCTCCCCGCTTTATCTTACCACCGCCTCGTTCCATCCAGGGTGGATCCATTAGGATGCATCCGTACTTATTCATGGATTATCCCGAGCTGCCTGTACAGTGCGTTCCGCTTCCGAACACCTCCGTTGAGCGGTCCCCAAGGGTCTCGGATGTCAATGACCAGGGTGCTCTGCTTGCCGGGGTGCGGTCTCATGATTCTCCCACAACGCTGTTCCAGCCTGGACATGCTAGACGTTGGAGTTGCCAGCACCACAGTGTCTAGCCGTGGGATATCCAACCCCTCATCTGCCAGCTGGGTAGCAAAGACAACCCGGATAGATCCGTCTCGAGCCTGGCTCATGATCTCCTCGCGCTTCTTCCCAGGCACCGTTCCAACCATGCAACCCGGACGTATCCCCCGCAGGGCCACAAGATCCGACAGGTCCTCGCAATGCCCTACTCTGTCCGACAGAACCAGAACTGACCGGCCGTCATTGTGTAGAGAACTAATCAGGTCAACCAACATGTTGTTCCTGTCCTCATCCAACGTGATGTCCGTCACCGCCTGGGTGTACTCATCGCCGCGGCGGGCACTCGTCCATGTGGTGTGCATCGTTCGCACCCTGGGCACAGATATAAGACCGCGTCCTTCCAGCTCCCCGTGCGATATCCGCCAAATGATGTCCCCAAACGTCCATGTCATAAACTTCGTTAACCCGTCTGCTCTAGACGGAGTCGCCGTAAGACCGTATCTCTTTCGACAAGCCAAGGCCGACATGACCTCGACGAACGTCTCCGCTGGAGCATGATGGGCCTCGTCCAGTATGACCATACCGAACCCCTGCGACCACTCGTACAACTCCATGAACGTCCTGTTCTTCAGGGTCTGCACCGTGGCAATCACCACGTCCCCGTCGATATTTTTTCCCAAGCCCCTTAGCCCCACACTAACTCCGGGTAACCACCCCACGACCCGCTCTCTCCACTGTGAAGCAAGGTCTCCAGTATGAACCAGAACCAGCGTTTTAACCTTCGCCTTTGCGATAAGGCCCACACCAATAGCAGTCTTGCCAGCACCGCAGGGGGCACACAACACTCCGTTACCCTTGGCGATAGCTGTATCAACCGCCTCTAGCTGGTAATCGCGCAGCGTTATGCCCTGCGCCAGTTCTGCTATGATCGGAGTTCCGTCGTACAGGACCTCCTTCTCCGAGACCCGGAACTCCTCACTCCGCGCAAACCTGGGCAATATCAGTCCGTTCGTCCAGGGGTGGTCGTACGGCAGACGACCGGAGGGGTATATCCACCTTGGCGGCATAGCGACCTTCCTGCCAGACTTGCGCATCTTCTGCGCCTGGGTCCACTTAGGGTTGGTCAATCTAAACTCGGGCAGGAGATCCTCCCCCTCCCCGGGCCTGAAATACAGCCCTCCACCGTGTACGCACCTAACCGATGGCTTCTTTGAATCTATCTCATTCTTTGTGGCGCTACGTCGAACCCAGTCTGGCACCTCTTTTGACTTCATCACTTCATACCTTCCTGCGAAAGAGTTCCACACCTCAACCCAATACCTACGCTTATCACCCCACCGAACGTGCATCGGACTCCTCCTCGATCTTCATGTAGACCATCTCCCGCACGCCAACGCTGGTGGTCACCCGCTTCTTCACAAACCTCAACTGGGTCAAAATATCAACGACCCTCTTTGTTCTACGGGTGTTCATGTCGCGCGAAGTCAGTCCCAACACCAGATACATCTCGCATACACGGACATACTTAGGGGTGACGGTGGCGATGTGCTGTTCAATCAACTGCCTCCAGGTATCCTCCACCTGATATCTCACCTGCATCTCACGCAAAAGCTCCTCCTCCACCGGGGTCATCCACCATTGGCACGAGATTTCTGGGTGTCTATTTCGAAACGCGACAAGCGCCTCCGCCCACATCTGAGACCTTATGTCGTTCAGATAGTCCCTGTCCACCGTGGTGACATTTACAGGCCAAAACCTGCGCGCGCCGCTGGGATCAGAAAGAAAGGACGACTCATTAGTTGATGCAGCAAACACCACATGTCTCGCAACCTCTTCAGCCCTGGACTTGTATGGCGCTCTGAAATTATCATGCGTGGCTGTTAAGAATGCCTTGATTTGAGAGTTGGCCCGACCTCGAAACGCATCAAGCTCGGCGATCTCATATATCCAAGCCCGAGCGATTTGAAGGAACGAGTCCTTTGTGAAGTCCATGGGGGTGTCCGAGAAGTACTCTCCCCCCAGAATCCGCAATCCGCTGCTCTTCCCCACACCCTGTGGCCCAAATAGCACGAGCGTGGCATCCGCCTGACACCCCGGCTTAAACGCCCGGGCAATAGCCTGGATCGCCCAGCGGGCACTTATCGAGCGGTTGATCGGGGTGTCTGCACATCCAAAGCCCCTCAAGAGCCACTCCTCCAGCCTGACTGTTCCATCCCACTCCTCGTTCTCGATCCTCTCCTGGAGCGGGTTTCGCTTGTTTCTCGTAGAGTGCAGGTTGATTGTCTCTCTGACCACAGCCGACGAGAACACAGTGCCGTACACCCTGGTCAGCCAAATGGACAGAGACGTGTCGTCCTCGTCCTTCCACGGCCGGTCGCCCTCCTCTGGAGTAGTAAGCCATACGCAGTTGTCGAAACTATTCAGCCATACCTTTCCCTTCCATCTAGTATCGTGCTTCAGTATGTAGCTCAGATTGCTGGCGGTAGGGGTAGGGCATCCGGTAGACTCTCCACGCCTCATCTTCATAGCAAGGTACGGCAAGACCACGTCTTCTGGAACGCCCTCCTCCTCTCCCGGGCGTACAAGACCAGGAAAGGGCAGGAACTTTTTGTGTGGAGTCTTATCATGCCCATGGTTTTGGGACGTACAAACCAGCCATACGCCGAACTTTGCTCGACGAAGAAACGCGCTACCTATCGTGCTATCTGCCATATCTGGGCATGAGCACTTAACCTTGTCCCCAAGTGATGCGCTGTTGCCCCAGTCCAGGACATGCAGCTCTCCGTCGTAGGTCATCACCTTGGTGTCCTCTGGCGCCTTCTCCATGGTGATTAGATCGTTATGGTCAACAGGCTCGCTACTCTTGAGTATCATGTCCACATCCAACGCCCGGGCGTCGTCTTCGTAGAACACAACATACTCGTACATGTCCTCGTGCTGCGAGCATGGGGCAAACCACATGCGTGCGGGATCTTTGCATGATGGGTCTGGAGCCAGCCCGTTAGCCTCGGCAAACTCCATGGCCCAGCGAATTAGCAGCCCAAACTCCGATCGACTCACAGACCGGCTGAGTGGCAGAACGAGCCGCGTGCGTGGGTCTGATGGGGTGTGAGACCATGTGGTGTGTATCGCACACCTCCAGTCACCAAACACGCTCTCTATATCAGTGACGCTGCACCCAGAATCAAAATCCAGCGACAGTGCGTACACTTGAGCCACCGATTCATTACTGCGCGTTGAACCCTCGTCCAGCTGGTAGAAGCCCAGGAGTGGTAAGCTCTTCTTGGCCGGGTACGAACGACCCTTCTCTCTCGCTATTCGAAGCCACTCTCCCGCAACAAAGTAGTCGCAAAACTTGTCCCACGCGATTGAGTCTACTCTTGCTGGCTTCTTTCGGTTCAGTCCTGTGAAAATGCTACACCTGATTTTCTCCATTTACTCCTCCAAAGTAATCATTACCGCAGGTCCCTCATCTCGAGCTGCGTAAAGTTTTTGAGCACTGACGCGCCAAACAGTTTTGTCGTCCCTGATAACCCCAGACATGACTAGCGCGTCGAGCGCACACTTTACCACATTATCAATGTCGGGCTTGACATCACAAGGGATCCTTTCGTCCGGGTCTTTTTTTCTGAGGAGACGCTTTGGTCTTGAGAATATTGCCGTGATAGTGACAGAGCAAAGCGCGTCGATTGGCGCCTTCATCCATGCATTGCGAAGGATGAGCGCCGCCCCTCTCTCCCACTCGGCAGTCCCCTTGGGGGTGTACGCCCGCCCAGTTGCCCGGACAAACTTTGGCCTTCCTTTCCCCACGGGCTGGCCTGGAATGACTGCATCAAGTAGACTCATCATTACTCCCCAGGGCATCCAGTACCCCAACCACTGTCTCATCAGACCAACCAAAGACCCGGCGTAATTCTGCGAAATTATGCAGATTTGGGGTACGCATACCGGTCTCCCAACAGCTCACTGTTGCGCGGTTTGTACTTAGCCTATCCGCCAGCCCAGTCTGGGTCATCCTTTCGGCCCGCTTTCTGGACAGAAGAATCAGTTCTGAAAGTTCCATATCGTCCTCACTTGTTAGGTCTGCACAAACTATACCCCACATAAAAACATTTGACAATAAAAAACACAAATGATAGGTTAACCTCACAGCATAGGAGTTGTTATGGATACGAAACAGAGAGAGCTTAGGAAGACTTTGTGTACAGGCACGAAGGTAGGACCCATACTCGGGGTGGGTAAATTTCGCACTGGCTATGATGTATACGCGCAGTGCAAGGGTCTGGTGGACGACAGGCCTGCATCGGACGCTATGATTCGGGGCATCGCCCTGGAGCGGGGGATCCTCGACTTGTATGAGGAACGTAAGGGAGTGAAGCTGGGCAGGGGCCTGGGGACCATTATTCATCCCACAGAGAACTGGATGGGCGCAAGTCCTGATGGATACTACATTGACGAAGACGGCGCCATAGTTATAGTTGACGCCAAGACATCCCGCGTTCGAGATGCTTGGGGTCATCCTGGTAGTGATGACGTTCCCGTGGATTACGCGCTTCAGCTCCAGTGGTATGCTTTAATTCTGGCGGCGCACTTCGACCGGCCGGTTGTCGGACTGGATGTCATTACCTACTTCCCGATGCAGGATGAGATCATCATCTACTCTATTGCGCCAGACGAGGTCATTCAGCAGGATATTGTTGAGCGATGTAGAAAGTGGTGGTGGAGATATATCGTTTCTAACGTGGCCCCTCCTTTGGACCACAGCAATTCCGCGGCGGAAGTTGTCAATAAAACGTCCCATACCCGGGGTGAGTTGATACAGATAGATGAGTCCGATGCGGTTTTCATCAAAGACCTCAAGGAAGTGAAGGCCAAGATCAAAGAGCTGGAGACCGAGAAGAAGGGTCTCGAGACTCAGATCAAATCTATAATTGGCGATGCAACCGGGATCGTGGGTGGGGGCGCCAGGGCCACATGGAAGGAGCAGCGAGGGCGATCTTCGTGGGACACAAAGCAGTTAGAGGTTGATCACCCAGAACTAGTAGAAAAGTACAAAAAACATGGTAAGACCTACCGGGTCCTACGAATTAAGTAGAGGAGAGAGAGATGAAAAACTTAGCAACGGCAATATGTCAGGTAATGGCTGCGGCCAGCCACGTTCAGAAAACAGGGAACAACTCATTTCACGGGTATGCCTATGCCAGTGATGCCGACCTGTTGCGGGTCATACAGCCCGCGATGGCAAGTGCCGGACTAGCAATGGTTCCGTCGCAGATAGCACAGACAGACACAAAACTAGACAAGGGCAAGGTGCAGACGGATGTCCATGTCCAGTACCTGCTGGTCCACACGAGCGGAGAAACCCTTGAGATCCAGGCAATTGGCCGAGGCATCGACAAGGAGGACAAGGGGCAGTACAAGGCGATGACAGGGGCGCTAAAGTACGCGCTGCGCCAGACCTTTCTGGTCCCCACTGGGGATGACCCAGAGGTTCACAGCGCTGTTCACCATGCTCCCGCAATCACTCAAGAGAGAAAGAAGGGCGCACCAGCAAAGAAGAGCGCGCCCCGCGCGCCCAAGCAGAACACAGGCCCGGATTGCCCAAAATGTGGTGGGCCGATGCACGACTTCGCGGATAAGCGCAGGGCTGGAAGCAAGGGACCCGCTTACAAGTGCAAATCTGGGCACTACAATAGCGCTACGCGCACCACCGAGGGGTGTGCTGGAGTTATTTGGGATCCAGAGGGGCGGAAGAATCCTGTCCCCCAAGAGGCTCTGACCGAGGAACCTTGGCCCGATGAGGAGGTGCCCTTCTAGGGCTGCGCCGCTGCGCCCCCTGGGGCGCTTCTTTTTTTACTATTAGCGCCAGCCTTCTTCCGCGCTTTTTCATGGAGCTGGCTCAACAGGAGATGGGGTGCCTGTTACCTCCATTAAATCCAGTGTCCTAACTCCAAAAATTGAGGCGACTACAACGATAATCAGTATGAGCGTCTGCGGTGTCAGGAGGCTTTGGAGCCACTTCTGCTTAGTAAGCTGGGCCTCCGCCTCGGAACGCTCGCGTCCCTCCCTGTACTTGCGGGCCTCCTCTGCCCGTTTTTCCTCCGACTCAGCGCGGGCCTTGAGGATATCTTTTAGCTCGAGCTGACTGGTCGATAAAGAGACAAACCTCTCGGCCTGTCGCTCGTCTTGATGCGCCAACGTCAGACCAAGCTTGGATGTTTCGACCTTTAAGGAACTCACATCTCCCTCCAGGGAGGCAATTCTCTTTCCGTGTATTGTCACTGTCTCCTCAATGGCCATGTGTGCTCCAGGGTCTTTTGCGTTAGAATACCGTGTTCGTACAATAATTGATAGGAGTGGATGTGCCAAAAACAATTCGACGTGGAGATACAGGCGGCAGCGTTGTGTCTATGCAAAGCCTTCTTGTGGAGCATGGCTATGAAACCGCAATAGACGGCGTGTTCGGGCCAGGAACAGAGGCAAAACTCAAGGAGTTTCAGGCCGACGAGAGCCTGGTTGCTGACGGGATATGCGGAGACAAGACGTGGATTCACCTGGAAGACCTCGCTGACGTGCTGCACCTGCCTATAGACTGGATGAGCGTTGTCAAACTGCTGCCCCAGATGGCGCCGCAGAAATACCAGTTATCAAAGGCCCAGTGCCCCAGCAATCCCCCAGGCGTGTCTTTGCAGCGCATCGGATCTGACACTACAAACTGCGTGCTGTTTACATCATGGGTCATCTCAAAGGCGTTCGAAGGGGTATCCTTTTCTGGAGACCAGTGGTCACAGTGGATGGTCTCAGCTCCACCACCGTGGAACTGCGGGACAGGACACCCATCCACACCAGGATACGGGCCTCGAGTATGCATGCAGTGGGGAGTCGCCACAACAGCACCAGGACCCGGTGTTTGGCTCGTGCAGTACTTCACCACCACCGGAGGTCACAGTATGCTCGTTGTGGACTACGACGAAGACACAGACAAAATACTGACCCTGGAAGCCAATTCGTACTATGAGCTAGATGGAGTGGGCTGGGCTGATATTGGAAACATCCGAGATGTGCCTAACCCTGGAGCTGACTGGCCATCCCGCGTGGAACAAACATGGTCCACCAGGATAGATTCGAAGGTCGCGGTTCATGTAGCCAGGCTTGAGATAGACCATGCATCCGTCAAGAAGTGGCTCAATCTCGCCTGAGCGCAGAGACTACAGCCTTGCTTCTCCGGCTCCCACGCTCCCGACTCCCCTTGCCACCATGAATGTCCTTGTCGGGATGACCAAGGTTGTCCTTCGCGTTCATTGCCACCAACTGCCCGCCGCCCTTATGCTGCCCTGTGTCGTGGACATGCTTATCAGTAGGTAGGTCTCCGTTCTCTTTCTCAAACGCACGCCGCGCCTTGTTGCGCTCCGAGCGCCGCGCAATCTGCTCCGGCTTTCTCTGGTACGCCTTTGCCCGCTCGCGTGCGGCCGGTGACATTGACTGGTAGTTATTCTTCGCCATCGGCGTCACCCAATTTGCCCTCTGCCTTCAGCCTGTCATAGACCTTCTGAACCATGGGGCGCATAGTCCCACGGGCAATAGCCCCAATGATGACGCCATCCAGGGTTTCAAGGGCCATCGCGATAACAGGCGGCAAACCTCGCCATTCAAGGAATTCGTCAGCTTGCTCCGCTAACTCATCAATGACCTCCTCCATCTTCTGCTGGCCAGGCAATATGTCCCCTGCAACCTCCAAAATCAGGGATTCCGCAATAGGTTCGAGCTTCTCCCACTTAATGCCCAGGAATGGACCTCGGTTTTCACGACGTACTTCTCTGCGCTCTTTACGGAGTGCCTTCTTCTCGTCGGGGGTGAGTGTGTGTCTTTCTTCTTTGCTTAGTAAGGGCATTGTATTCTCCTGGTTAACCGATAACTTTACCCGCACTAAACGACACGCCCTCGACCTGTAGACTCCAGATGAAAATATCGTGGTTCGTTACCATGTGAATTTTCAAAATCAGGATGTCGCCCTCGTACATATTTGAGATGTCAAACTCGTAAGAGGTGGTGTCTAGCGTGTCTACAGTAGTGACGATCGTATTAGTGGTATTCAGAGCGGCAACGGTGTCATACGCAGGGGTGTCGGCTATCAATCGAGCAGTGGGCGTTACCCCTCCTGCTGGGTCTGCCACCAGTACTCCCGCAACGGGTTGTGGGATTACACAACATGCGAGGTCCAGTGTCTGCGCGGTATCATGACTGTAGGTTAGCGTAAATTTAATTGGGAACGCTGTACATAGCCCACCGGGTACGTTTAGCTGCCATGTGATAAAGTCATTTCTAGTGTCGAGTTTGCCCTTCTTTACCTTATGGTTCCACCCGGTTAGAGACGCTGCTGCTATCCCAGTCCCGACCTGAACTGTGTAGTCCTTAGCCCCCGCGCCTTCTCCCCACATATTTCCGCTGCCGAACAAAGTCTGCTTCCACATGGCCAGCCCTTGCGCTAGCTGCTGCCCCCGGCCGTTCACACCGAACTGCGACGGCACGAGTTTTAGCTGCTCGAATGTGGGGACTATATTAGGCACTGCTAACGTAGCGACACGCACTCTGGCCCAATGGCCTGCCACCCCGTTAATCGTGGAGCTAGCCCAGGTTGTGGCTCCGTCAATTCCCAGCCTGTAATCCTCTGTATTGTTAGCCCGCAGGAACGCTTGATCGCCGTACCTGTACTGATTTGCTACCTGTACAGACTGGATGCCCACTGGCACCCACGCGACCCCGCTGTAGATTTCAAACACATGTGTGCGTGCAGTCGCTGCAACCACCTGGGCAAACTGGGCTGTCCAGTGCTTGAGCTTAGCTCCAGAAGAATCCACTCGGTTCGTACACCACATGATGGTTTCACCCACAGCCCCTGTTTGGAAGGAGAATGTAGACCCGTCTTTAGAACTAGCCTCGGTACTGACATCGATGTAGCCCGCTGCACCGGTCGCATCGGTAGTGAACACTGTGTTGGATGTAGCGTACGCCGAACCCTCACCCACATACATCCCGCTTCCTCGCTCGGGGTGTCCAACTACACTGTCTGCTCCCCAAAGTTGAAAGCTCGTAGTGTCGTAGGGGTCTTCTGATGTGAAGAAGCTCCATGCATGGTCGCTATCTTTCCATGTTGACGGGATGCTGAATTTCCTATCCATTTGCGCAGTGATTCGTAGTAGACCACCTACGCCCGTAAGAGCGGGGTCCACCAGCAAATTGTAGGCGGACGCCTGAATTTTCCCGCCATACGCCTCGACCGTCACGGCATTTCCACTTACTTGGATGCCATTAGTCAGATTAAATAGGTTTAAACTAATCAACACCGCAGTTCCGGCAGTACAGATCACACCAGAAGTGACCGTTGACGCGCCAATATTAAAGTCTAACGCCTGTAATCTTCCAGCAGTACACTTTGCCCCAGCAGCTAACGTCGCTCCGGGCGGGATATGTACGGCTTGAACTGCCATCACACCTCCGTTGACTTCGAGCAAAGAGTCCGCTACTCCCGAACCCATTCGAAGCTCTAGTCCAATGAGCTTGCCAGTGGTAACTAGCACCCCTCGCCCAGTCCCACCGGCACCGAGAAACTTGATGAACCGCACTCCGCAGACATTTCCACCGCCGATAGCACATTCGATCGCCCCAACTGCATCGGTAGGTATTGTGACGCTTACATTCTGTAGAGTGGTATCTATTCCCATTGTAACGCGAACGCCGGTTGCAGCCGCACCTGTGATGGAGGTGACCTCATACCCACCTATACCCACCAATGTTACACCCTGGGGGATAGTCAGCCCGGACTCGGGGTAGACACCAGGACGTATCTGTACGGTGTCCCCAGTGCCAGCTACTGCTATAGCTGCCGCGATAGTTAAGAATGGTAGGTCGAACCTGTCTACTAGACCAGTGCCATCATTGCCCAGCTTGTCCACATAGACGACATTGCCTACTGGGAGTGTTGATATGCCACCACTTCCATTTGCAGCGGCAGTGATACGCCCTTGTGCGTCAACTGTGATATCCGCTGCTGTATAGGCACCGGGTGTTACTGCCGTATTAGCTAGGTCGATTGTCCCAGTAGTGGTGATCGGTCCACCTGTAAGGCCGGTGCCGGTGTCTACTTGGGTTACAGTTCCGCCGCCTCCTCCAGGAATGGGAGCGACAATCTCTACTTTTAGTGTTGATGGGGGCATTAATTACCCCCTTGGAGGCTGTTTCCTTGCAGCCCCCTACCCTGCAATCTTCTGCCCTGAAGTGCGTCCCCTTGAGTTGTGGAGCCTCCGCCACCACCTGCTGCTGTACCCTCGTGTACCACGCTCGCAAACAAGCCACGAGCGTCCACAGGTAGCAAAGCTGCGCTATGTACCACGCTCGCAAACAGACCACGAGCTGCCACCGGGTTGAGTATACCGCTATGTACCACACTTGCGAATAGACCGCGTGCCGCTATAGGATTTGGGTCTGCGTCATGGACCACAGATCCAAATAGTCCCTGCGCGTCTACAGCCATTAGCTAACCTCGAATTTCAATAGCACTGTATCACCGCTCGACCATGCACCGCCCGCTGGTTTTGTCGGTGCTGTAGCCGTGGCGTATGTCGCCGCACCAGCCACTACGCTCGACCCTGTGGTATAGGTCGCGCCCTCACCAACGGCTGCCTCGATGCTGATACCCACGCCATCAGCATATCCGTGGGCGGTTACTCCATATATATTGGGAGTCACGCCCAATTGTGTCCCGAGATTATTTACGTTCAGAACCACGTTGTCACCGCTGGCAGGGGTGCCGTCCGTAACTGTCGTGGCAGTGTTCAAGGGGCTGGCCAGTTCTGTGGTCTGCGCGGTTCCTCCGCTCGCTGGACTCCAAGAGCCGACCTCTGACACATCGGCTGTAGGTGATACCCTCGTCACAAATCGGCTAGTAGACCCTGGGTCTGCCATGTCATCATAGTGGACCAGTCCGGACCAGAACGTTCCATCCGCCAACCCAGCATTGATCACTCCGGATATCTGAAAATAACAACTTGTCTGGGCTACCCCGCCGGTGTCTGTCCAGTCCGAAGTAACAGCTACACCGTTCATCCACAGCTGACCGCTCCAGGTGGTTCCGCTCATATCGTACTTTATACCTATGCTATGCCATGTTTGGCTAGGGAACACTTGGGTGGTCTGCTCTCTAAAAAAATTGTTAACGTAGAGGTTTAGTGTATTTCCCCCGGCACCCTGCGCATAAATTCCTCTGCCGTTGCTTGTAGCGGTGACTTGAAAAAAATTATATCCCCAAAGTGGGCTGGCATTATTTAGGTACCAGTGGCTAGATAGCCATCCCTGTGGCGCCCCAATACCTAAAGGCGTTCTGGCCAACGAGCTGCCTCTCATGTTTAGTGAATAGCGCGTTGGGCTGCCCGCGTAGGTGAACTCTGGAGCCACTCCTCCAGATGCAGATGGCGCAATATTGTTAGCTGATGTGCTGCTTAAGTCCCACCCTGAACTATTTTCAAGCACTAACGCGATTTCCGGGCCCCACGCCCAAGACCATTTCAGACCCATATTAACCTCCAAACGTGCCTGGATATAGCACATTAATCTCGGCTTCGGTTTTCTCTTCCCAATCACTGGGGGCGACCATGCCCTCGGGTGCAACAATGACGAACAAGAGACTGTCTTTGTCACAGTGTGGTGAACGCATACCCGGAACGGTGAACACAGTCATCGTACCGTCCACATCTGTGGCCGGGTCATACTGCCCATCAGTCTCCACGCCTGGTGTCAAATAAATAGCCATTAGCCGTGCCTCACGAAGGTTACGGACGCAACGGTGTTTGTTCCGTCAGTCCAGATGATGGCGCTTGCAAAAATACCACTGATGTCCGTGATTCGTGTGGAGAACCTCCGTGGTTGGTTTGCGTTGGCCGTTCCATTAACCGTATCTAGTGGGATTTTAACAATGTACTCTTGTACGCTACTTATGCCCGTTGCGGTGTCGATGTTATCCACCAGTACGAACCCCCAGTGGAGGGGATTAGTTACATCCGGAGAGTCTTTGTCGGAAAACCGAAACTTTAAGTACAAGTTTGCTGCTCCCGCGTTTGTCGCAACATCGACAAATACGTCCAGGTTTTTTACCCCACGAACTGTGGCCGACGCGGTTTGACAACCGGCCGTGCCCTCTGCTGTTATAATTCCTGCCGCCTCTGGGTTGGCGATGTTTGGGATGGCAGACCCTACTGGAAGAACCACAACAGAGTCGTTGTCTCCAAGTCGGTATATGCGATTCCCTCGAGCGGTTGATGATGCCATTCCTCACCCCAAGTGAAAGTGGATTACATTTTTGTCGATAACTGTGCCCACGCGCCTCTTGTACCACATTGTTCCGTTCGATGGAATCTCAAAAACATGCTTGCCATCTTTCCCAAGGAAAACTGGGGTGTGCGTTGGGGTCTCCTCGGTTGAAAGCCTGGTTGTCACCCGCCATGGCTGAATCCATAATGCCCGTCCGGCGGCCGCTCCCGTCCTCGCCAGAAACAGTGCGGATTCTCGGTGCTCAACTTTTGTGGCATCGGCCTTGGCCACAACCAGAACGTCTCCGGTATACCCAGAAACAACTACAATGTCGTTTTCCTCGATATCCTCGTCCTGGTAGGCGACGGCCCTGATTGTTTCGTATGGGTTTTGGTCTTTAATGGGGATTACCCCTGGTGCTATTCTTGCCATTGTTCTTCTCCTGTTATCTGTTTCTGAAATCTTCTTCTGCCAAAGCTGCTTTTGCTGAGCGTATCGCGTTCTGTAATTCAGCCTTCCGCTCCTTAATAGGGTACTTCAATTCGCGCTCCGGCGCCTTGGGCCGAGGGGCGATCCCCATCAGTTTCGTCATCATATACGCCATACCAGGGCCATATCCCTTCACCCAGTTGGGGTTGTCAACAGCCGCGTAATATTGCGGGAGTTGGGTCCCCACGATGGGCATCGAGCGCATAAGGATGACGAAAGACCTCGCCTCCCCGTCAACGTAGGGTCGCCCGTTCTCATCTCTGCGGACGCCACCAAACATGAGTTTACTGGCAAGGGTGTCTGCCTCGTGCGGCCGGAGATAGGTTCTTCCGCCACCGACATACTGCGTGCCCCCACTAAAGTTCTTAAGGGCAATCTCTGTCATTGCGCTTAAGCCCGGGGTCATTGCGGAGGTTAGTGGGTCTATTACAAGCGCCGAGGTGGCGTCAGATGTCATCTGCTGGCCTGTAGGTGATGGCAGTCCAGCCATTTCAGGGACGCCCATCCCCATCATGTACGCCCACATTCCTGCGCCGAGCCACTGGTTGGCCATATCCAGGGGGGTGAACGGAGGGACTAGGATGTCTTGGTATGTGAAGTCGTAGCCCCGTTTCTTGTACCACTCTCTGACCTTGGGGTCCATAATGGGCATCGAGTAGGCAGTTGCCCGAGATGCTTGCCACCAGAACGGGATGTCCCGGTTCATGGCGTCCCTTGCCTCTTCATAGGTTTTAGCCTGGCCCTCTTCGCCTGCGCCCTCCAAGTGGTACGCAGCAGCCGGGATCGTGTCCAACCCCTGCTCCATCTCGCGGATACGCCCCAAAGTCCGGGCGCCCTTTCCTCGGCTAGGAAGTGGGAGGCCCATAACTCGGCGGCCTGTCATCCCGTCTCTGGTGGAGAGCAGCATGTTTCTGAATAGTTGCTCGGATGCCAGCCGTTGGAATCTCCAGAATGTGAATATCTGGGCGAGGACGTTCACCTCTGTCTTCCCCAGCGGCTTCTTCCAGTCGTAAAGCGCATTCATCATCCCACGCTTTGCGTCAGTTCTGGACCCCCCGCGGTTAAGCAGCTCCATGTAAAGCCCTGCTCTCTGCCTCTGCTGGACAAACGTGGCATGCTTCTGTATCGCCTCATTCACCTTCTTCGCGCTCTTTGCGCCAGGGAACTTAGAATTGGGCAGGAACTCCCAGAGGCCCTTGTGAGCGTCTCTAAGCCCCTCGAGGAGGGTCTCTTGGACAAACGTATCCATGACCCCGTCTTCCGCCATCATTCGGCGAACAGTTCCGACAGTGTAAGAGCGCCCGTCTTTTAGCTTGATTACATCGTCAGCGGAGCCGCTCCAGATCTTACTAAGATTCGGGTTGAATAGTGCATTCATCGCAGTTCCGAGAACAGGAACTCCCTCAAGTGATGCCGATGCCTTGAACATTGCGTCCTGCATGGGGCGACCTATGAAGGGGAGGTTTGCCGGAAGGTTCTGAAAGCTGAGCTTCGCTGCCGTATGGAGACCTTCCTCCCAGAATATCTGAGAGAAGTCGCCCACGATGTTGTTGACCCAGTATCTAGGGTTTGGGAAAAGAAGGCCGGTGGTAATTGACGCCCGGAAGTAGCCCAGGATTGTCTTGAGCTGAAGAATGGCCCGGGCCAGAGGACCTGCGGGGTCCTTGTTCTGCTGGACTTCCAGGCTCTTGACAATGCGTCCCGAGAGCCTCTCTAGGTCGTCCATGAGCTTTTGGGGCACAAACCCACTGTGCCCCGAGCCGTCTTCCGAAAGCCTCACCAGCTGGGCCGTGACTTCTCCCACGTCATCAATGTCCTTTTTGATGGCCCTTGTTGTTGTGGCGAGACCGAGTTCGACCAACTTATTCAGCGCAGCTGCGGCAGCCTTTCCTCCTCCAACTCCCTTGAAGTCGCCAACCAAGATTTTATTCATGTTGTCAACAAGCTCGTCAGACATCGACCCAAAGGTGTTTACTGCGACACGAGACGCCTCGTCCATTACAACGCCGTTTACCACGGCTTCCTTAAAGAAGGTGTATGCGCCATCATCTCCAGCGACCTTGACGTCCTTCCCGCTTTGGTCAAGGATCCTCTTGGTGCCCGATTTCATGGCATTCATGAAGGCTTCGATGCTTTCGGCATCCATCTTGCCTTCTCTCATCAGATCGGAGAGTGTATTCATAGCCACATGCGCCAAGGCCCCAGCTTGTTGGGGGCTGATCTTTTCGCTGCTTGGGAGATATAGCCTGGAGAGGGCCAGAAGCGTCTTGTTGAACTTCTCCTGGGCTTCCTCTATCGTTGACGGCTCAACAAATTTGGGCATCTCCATCTTGGGGCGCTTTGACGCCGCGCTTGTGATGAGCCTGTCGGATGCATCGGCCACGCGAGCCAGGTAGGAGTCCTTGATGCCAACCTTGTCCAGTCCCATGAATATATTCATGACCTTCATGAACTTAGACCACAGGCTCTCTGGTCGCCCTTTGATTTCGTCTGGTGACTTGATCTTCTTCATGATTGTCTGAAAAACAGGGCTTGTGAGCGTGTATGTAATCAACTCGTATGGACCCGCGGCGGTGCCCAGGACCTGGGAGTTCCAGCTCTTTAGTATTGCGATCTCCTCGTCTGTAAGGTCTGCGCCATACTTTGCAAGCAGGGCGTCGTCACCGATTGCCCTCGTTAGGAATTTCGTTAAGTCATCAATCTCAGATGCCGCCTGCTTCGCTTCGTCAGACATCTTGACAACCCGGCGGCCCTCCCTGGAGAAGGGAAGGTAGTCCATCATCTTCTGGACCGTCGCAGTGTGAAGAAGCTCGTGAACGATTGTCACAGGATTTGTGCCGCCAAGGCCGAGTTCATCCAGGCCGTCCATGTTCCGCAGCCAAATCCCCATCGGGCGCACTTCATTATTTCTCGGGTTGATTTGGTACTTATAGTACCCCCGCACCCCGTCATCGAACGCATCAGAGGACGCAGCAACCATAGGCATGTCTTTGGGAATGTAGTCCCTGATGTGGATCAAGATGGCTGCATCCTGCCTGGTGAAGCCCTTCACACCGTTCTTGGTGACAAGGTCGATGAAGTCCCTTGCATTATTGCCCACACTTGCCAACTTCTCCTCAATGTCTGCCGTGGCCTCTTTCTTCTGGGCCAATGTCATCTTTTTATTAAAGCTATCGTCAATTCCAGACTTAAGGTCAGATGCCCTGGTTTCTAGCTTAGATACTGTTGACTGGTTAGACATCGCCTGACGGGCCGCTTGCTCGAAGAGGCTGACGGGGGCTGTGTTCATGAAGGTCTCTGGGAAGTTCCCTCCCTTCACCTCCATCGCCTTGGTGCCGCCCAGATATTCTCTGAGTCGTTCAATCAGTTTTCCGCCCTTATATCCCCTGGTCACCAGAGATATGTCCTGGTTGAGCGAGCCGTTAATCTCTAGGGCTGTTTTGTATGCGTCCAGAACCCTTCCAGAGTATCCGGCTGCCGAGGCGCCTTGTCCGACTCCGCGCAAGTACTTGCCGACATCTAGCCCGATGGCGTTCCGCAGACTGTCCTTCAGGTCGTAAACAAAGCTCCTAATGGGATAGTCTTTCGTAAACTCCTTATGGAAGAGGGTTCTATTCTTAAGCCCTGTTCTGTACACGGAGCGCATCTGGTTCATTAGGGACCGGCCGAGTTCTTCGCCGCTCGTCAGAAGGGTGTCCGATCTCTGCTCAAGCTCCATAATCCCTTTGTCAAGGATCTCGAAGTCGTTTTGAGACAGGGTTCTGGGTGCTCCCGTTATCAGCTCCTCGAACGCCTTTGTCGTGATAGTGCCCTGGTTTTGTGCCTCGTCAAAGAATCGGGTGACCACATCTGCACCGTAGATTTCATCCAGGTTCTTGCGCACCACGTCGCCCAGGAGCTGGTTTCCGCCATCGGCTGCCTTCAGGGCGCCTTTCAATGGGTTTATCTTGCCTGTGTAGACTGATTGATTCAGCACTTTGGGCTTTATCGAATCTATGCTCCTATCGAACTCTTTCGCAAGAGCCAGGACGTTGTTGCCCATCAGTAGGCTTGAGCCGTCTTCCGCCACCTTGAGTGCTCCGGCTGCTGCTGCCGTTTCGTCTGCATTCTTGCGCAGTGCAGCGTTCATTGCCCTTATTTCTTCGGCAGTTGCGCCAGACTTCTTCATTAAAATCGCAAGGTCAGAGCTTGCCTTCACATACTTGTCGTATGTCATAAGGAAGCCCTTCGCTCCAATAGCATTGGCCAGCTCCGCTTCAAGAGACATCTTGCTCTCGTCAGCCACGCTCAGTATCTTCGAGCCAAGAGAGGGCTGATTGTACCCCTCAACCTGGATAGCCCTGCCTCCGCCTACCGGAGCGCCTTTCACGGAGGTCTCGCCCAGTAGTTCGACCGGGCGCGCGTCAACGGACGGGGTCTTGCCGAACTGAATGACTTCATATACTTCTAGCTTTTTTGTGGCCGGATTTATGTTTCTAAGGACAAGTTTGTCGCCCTCGATGGATGCCACTCCGCCTGAACGAGCAGACTCTTGCCAGCCTCTAAACTGCTTTATCCCATACTCTCCGAGAAAGACGGTCTTCCCTGAAAGCACCCTGGGCTTCTTTGCTTCGGGGAGTTCTCCTTCTCTCCAGGTAACGGATGGCATCTGGGCGTCTTGGTTTTTCTGTTCCGCGAGGCGGTCACCGACCATGCGGTAAGACTTTCCGTCAGTGGTTTGGAACACCCTGCTGCTTGTTGAGCCAAATCCTGTGTGGATCTCATTGTGTATTCTTGCAAGATCTCTGCGGTTAAGGAGGTAGCTCTTTAGGTCAGATTTTTTTGGGAAAGCAACCATCAGCGCGGTGGTCACATCCCTTGGCGCGATATCGTTTTTTTCAAAGTTCTTGTACAGGAACCGAGACCCTCTCTTGAAAAACTCCTGCTGACCGACCGTTCCCATGCTGGAGAACCACGCCTCTACCTTCTCAAGTGCCCGGATTTTTTCCGTGTACTGCGCAGCGGCAATGGCGACAGGAGACCCCGAACGGGCAGGTCTTCCGGCAACAGCCCTGCCTAGTGATTTTCTTACCAGATCTGCCTGCTGGGCTTGTAGTTTTTTCCGCTTCTTTTGCAGATTGAAGAGCTGTGTCCTTCTCGCGTCCAGCTCTTTCGCAACAGGCCTAAGCCTCTTTGCTATATCAATAAGGTTTGTTGCGCCCCCGATAATATCGTTTCTGTAAAGGCCGTTCCTTATCTTCCAGGTCTCCGCATAGGCCTTTTCTGCCACCAGCTTGGCCTCTGATTCCTTAAGGTCAAGCTCCGCCTTTCTAAGGGCCGCCTTCTCCCTCTTCGCGCCCAGGGTATCCCCCGCTTTCTTTAGCCTATCGCGAGTCTTTCTGAGACCCTCGGCCTCCTTCTTTAGGGCAGATTCTCTCTTCGCAAACGCCCGTCCTATGTTCTCTGTGGAGGCTATCCCCTCATTGACATGGAGGCGCTCCCTGAAGACCTCGTACAGGTCCCTGTCCTGCACTTCCACTTCCTTAAGCCACCTCTCGTACCCGCCGTTCTGGATTTCCTCGGGGGTCATTTTGGCCAGCTTCTTCACCAACTTCTGCGCTGACGTGAGCCTGGCTGTCTGAAGCGCGCCGGAAGAGAGCTTGAGTCCCTTTCCGATAGCCTTTGCTCCCTTTCCTATTGGACCAAGGAGCAGCGTTGGGTCCGGGTCAATCAGGATAAGGCCCAACATTGGACCAAGGGCTGCCAGTGTCTCGAATGTCGCGTCTGGAACCGGGAACTCTGCTTTCCCAGCAAGACGGGCCTTCTTGTTCATTGCCGCAAGAGACTCGCTTTCTAGGAACTTTGGGGTCATGATCTTCCCGATGTTCCCAAAGTCATCAGTAATGTCATACCCGCGACGAATAAGCTCTATGTGCTCTGGAGTGTTCCAGCCACCCGCATGGATTGCCGCTCCAACAGATGTGCCAAGGGAGAGGGAGCCTATGTAGTCAAGGATCCCCTGGTCCTCGATTGTCGTTCGCACATTATTGAACGAGGCGTCTACGGGCGATGCCCCAGCTACAGTGGCTCGTATGGGTCCCATGATCGCAGCGAGCGCCCCACCGACAAGAGGAACGTCCCCGAGATACCAGGGGTTCGTTCTTATATCCTCTGTCTTCTGCTCCGGGTCTGCATCGACAAAGTATACACCAAGGTTCTTTTGCATAATTGTAGAGACTTTCTGGCGAGCCTCTGCCTCAGCCTCTTCGTAGAACTTGTCCCTTGCTTCTGGCGGGGCAGAACCCCCTGCCTGGGCGAGTTTATTCCTGTAATACAAATCTGCAAGCTTGCTGCGGGCACCGTAAATGTCAAAGGCATGAGTGCCGTCCGATGTTCTATATAGGGGGAGGTTGACCATATCGAGCTGCGGGTCCATAAATGCAGTCATCAGGTCGTCATCAAGGTCCATGCCCAGAAGTACTGCTTCGGGCGAGCCAAACTTACTGGTCCCCAGGGCTTTTCTTTGCCTGCGCTGGATGTCCTGCTCGCCAGAAAGCCTTTCGGAAGAAACGGTCTGGATGTTTCCAGCCTCATCCCTGTAACTGCCCCCAATTAAAAAGGACTGTTGTCCCACGTTGGGCCTTGGCGTCACTGCCTCAAGTTTCTTGTTCTGATAGTCCTCTATTTGCCAGAACACATCCGCGGCCCTGTCCTCCGAGACCGGTATCCCGTGTCTTTTCTGGATTTCTATCGCTGCGATCTTCCGCGCTAGAGGGTTGTTTCTGACAGACTCGTCTGTCCTCAACTTCTCAAAGAGAAGCTCATACTGCATCGGAGAGCTGGGGTCGTGCCCAAGTTCGGTTGATAACCTATCCAGGGCGGCGTCCTGCTCGTGGGCCTTTGCGGCCGCCGCCTGCATGGCCATATGCCGCCGCATCGCGGTCTCCATCAAGGGCGCAGGCGCCTTTAACTTCCTGTCTGCATCAGTCTCACCGGGGAGAATGTACGGGCGCTCGTACTGCTTTTCTGTGAACGATTCCTTAGCCCCGATGGGCAGCTTTGCTAGCTCCCCGCTCGATACCGCAGGGGTAAAGCTCTCTGGCTTTATCTTCAGCTCCACCGAATCATCGGGCGTCGGCATCCTAGTCTCCCCGCCCAAGTTCTTCAATTAGCTTTTTTTCCTGTATCTCGTTCCTTATTTGCTGGATGCTTTTGCCTCCGAATTGCGGCATTCTGACCCCCTCCCTAGGGTCGTTCAGCGCGCCCCAGGCGCCCCTCTGCTCTCCTTCGAGGAGAAGCTCATCAACAGGGCGGAATTGAGGGGTGCGCGCAGGGACCGGCTTCATGAGCGGCGCTCCCGGGACCGCGCCCTCTAGAACGTCTCCCATCTGCGCGGCGGCCTCCTCCGAAAGAGCTGGGTTGAAGTCGTCGGGGTGATACCCAAGCCCCTCTCGGCGCTCAAGGTACGCATCGTCATCTTCGGGCATCACATCTGGGGCGGCGCCTTTTGAGCGCAGTCCCTTTAGAATGGCTTGGCCCTCTCTGCTGACGCTGGGTGCGTCCAGCCGGGATTCTGCGCGTCTTTCATCCAGCCTCTGCGGCATAGACTTTTTATCCTTTGGAATAAACCCGAGCTTCCGCTTGTCTATTTCTCTGTCCATAATACCAAGAACACCCTCTAGTCTTCTTATCGTGTTCTCGTCCATCCCTTCCGTATTGTTCGCTTTGTGCAAGTCCTCCCCAATCCTGCCTCTCATTATGTTAAACCAGTCGTCTGGGATGCCCCCGTAAGACCCGAACTCCGTCTTAAGTTTTTTAAGGTCGCGAAACAGCTTCTCGCCCACCATCTCCGTTGCCGGATCTGGCCCCTCGTCCACAGCCTCGGACTTGTCCCACCACTTTTGGGCACGGGGATCTTTCCCGGGATATTCAAGGGCTTCTGCTCGAAGGCGCCCAAGATCTTGTTCTGACGTGGCCCTATCCTGAATACTAGGGTCAACAGTGGCTGCCTCAACAGCACCGCGGGCACCCTCTTCTCTGCCCCGTCCTAGTCGCTTTGAAATATACCGCTCGGTAGCCTTTGGTCCCTTGTTAAGGGCGACCAGAAAACCCAGTCTCTCCCCTGGCTTGAGGTTCATCCTCTCTGCCATCTCAATAAATTCCGGGTCCCTGTATATATCCTCCGCCAATTGGCCCAGGTCCCCACCGAGCTGCCTGCCGCGCTCTGCGATCTCAAACTCATGAGACCGAGACCCAGCAGGCACATTCTCATCATACAGACCCTGAAGGGCGTCGGGGTTCCTTCCAGCGCCTGCGGCCGGGTTGGCACCAGAACCCATAATTCTCTTGAAGTAGCCAGCTCCTGCAAAGCTAGGGTCCCTCGTCGCCTTCAGATACTCGTTTGAAATTCCGCGCATCCTGTTCTGATCATTATGAAGCCTTGTCTGCGCGGCTTCTGCTGCCTTAAATCTAGTTCTAAGCGCGCTGTGCTCACCTGGGTGGCTGGCCAAGATTGCGTTCTTGACCTCCTCTGGGGTCGCCGGAACCTCTAGCTGCTCTCCTACGATCTGCAAGAAAGACATAAGGTTTCGTTGACCGGCTGCGTCGGTGGTAAACTCCTCCATCACTGTGCGCCCAAGCCCACGAAGAAAGTCCTGGTTCCCTCGCCCCTCCAGGGCGACTCCGGGGTTTCCTAGGCCAAACTGCTTAACGAGCTTGCTTGCTGCCGCAAAGGCCTCTTTTGTCTTGTCGCCCCTTTTGAGCATGTCTGCATTTATCTTCCCCAACTCCGTCAGCTTGGTTGATAGGAATTTTGCCTTCGCCGAGTTCGATGATGCCTGAACTGACGCCATCGCAGATACGAGCTTATCGTTCATTTTCTGCTGAGAATCCAGCCACAACTTGTATTTGCCAGAGCGCAGTGCTTCGTCGGCAGCCACCTGAGCGTCCTGCAACTTGGAGATGGCCAAGGACTGCCCGCGTCGTTGTGTTTGCGTAGGGTCTTCGGCAATTGGACCAGTGCCAGCTCCCGCTACTGTCCAGGCGCGTCTGTTGTATGCGTCAAGTTTCTCTTCAAGAGTAGCCATTACGTCCTCCAGGGCCTGTTTTCTCTAAAGTACTTTTCCAGCCGTTCGTAGTCATCGCCCCCTCGCGCAGCCCTAAGCTCACCTTGCCGCGTTGCTTCCGCCATCTCCTGGTTATGGATCATCTCACGCCCTTTTTCCACCGAGCCTTCCTGGATGCCTGACAGGGCGAGCTTGGCGCCCTTAGCAAACGCTGGAGACCCTAGGGCCTGTTCAATTCCTGCGGCGGCTTGCCCTCCGGCCATCCTCTCTTCCTCTTCAATCTGCCCAATGTCCTGGCGGATGTCGCCCATGACATCGCGTTGGCCTGCGTAGAAGTCTTCAAGATACTGCTGGTGGGTCTTGCCGCTTTCGCGACCCTGGGTCTCTATAGCCCCGGCTGCAATCCTGGCGGCAACGTCAGCCGGTGCCCCCGGTGTCAGCATCATTTGTTGGGTCGCGGCTTGTGCGCCGACACCCATGTCGATAGATGGTTGTGCCTGCCCGGGCATTCTTCTGGCTTCCCGCAGGAGTTCTTCCTCCCTTGCTTTCTTTCTGTTTTTCCCCATCAGACCGCCAGCGGCGCCCCCAAGGGCACTTGCGCCTGCGCCGATAAGTCCTGCGAATGGTTGTGCGCCTGGGATCAGTAGTCCTGCCGCTGTTCCCAGAGCAGAACCTATCTGTTGGCCTGTTTTCGCGCCTTTTTGTGAAGCCATAACTTACTCCTTTACGGTCTCTGCGGTCCCATGAGGGCGGGTGTTTCAGCGGGCGTCTCGACGGCCTCCTCCTCTTCCCCGAGCAGTGCTCGTTGGTACGCCTCCGTGGCTGCCTTCAGTGCGCGCTCGTTTATTCCAGGGCCTCCTGGGACGCTTGGGTAAGTGGTGGCCCTTGCGATTTCTGCTATGCGGCCATCCACATCGCGCGATGGAATCAGTAGTCCTGCTGCTTTTCCCAGGGCAGAGCTACTGAGTCCCTTTCTGACCCAAGGCGCCGGAGTTGCGGGAGGAAGTACAATTTCGGGTCCCCCAAAATATTCGAGGAGATGCTCTGTCGCGTTGCCGGGAGCGCGAGCGATACCGCCAATGAAGCCGCCTCCGGTTTGCCGATCTCTTTGGGCTTGCAGGATCTTACTAAGGGCATCGGTGCGTTTTTCGCGGTACACCCTATCAAGTTCCGCCTGGGCCTGAATGTTTCTAACGGGATCCTTCTGCGCCTCGAGGAGGCGGGATTCTCTCGCCGCCGCTGTGACGTCTTCCATCCCAGACTCAGCCATTTCGACGGCCTCCTGCGGGGTCATGCGGGGCTTGCTGCTTGTCCTTCTCGGCGCAGGATCCAGAAATGCGTCCAGCGACCGTGTACTTTCATCATCCATAATTCACCTCACCTAAAAAGAATATACCGCATTCCGCGTGTTCTTACACGACACTGCGTAACTTTATTATTGTCTTCACCTCGGGCTGGAAGCATCACCCTGATATCTGCGCTGTGCCATCCCTTTGTCATGCTCGTTATCAGCTTGTGCCCAGACCATGCGCGCCCGTAGCTGAAGTCAACCCCCAGCCCAGTACTCCCTGCGGGATCAAGCACCCCCGCCCCAGGGATATACCTTCGGGCGTTTATGTGATCCATCACGCCGTCAACAAACAAAAAGAAGGCCGGAAAGTTCTTGCCATTGGCCATTACAACCCGAGGGAGGAACTGTGACGCATAAACCCCGTCGTTCTGGTGATTAAAGCTCCACTGCAATATGCATTTGGCGCCGGAAAAGGGAACGTAAAACCTAATCCCAAGCCCAGGGATTGCCACCGCTTCCCTTGAAAGGATCTGATCTGAAGGCTCATCATAGATGTCGTCTACAGAGGCTTGGGTAGTAGAACCGCCAAACATCTGGGCAAAGTAGTCTATGTTCGCCGTGCAGCCCACCATTTTTGTCCGAGAGATTGTTCCCTTCTGGATGTGCTTATTCTCAAACTTCAACGAAGAGTCGAGGTTGGCGGCGTCCAGGTGCCCGTTGATTACCTCCAGAGATTGCTCTCCGGTTGCCGTTGGGTAGTACCAGTTCTCGGAGACATCCACTCCAGTGGGGGACGCGCCCGCTGCAAGAGTTCCAGAACCTGGGGTGTTTTTATAGGTTATGTTAGGCATCTGGGTCCACCTCATTTGCGCGAAGAGCCAAAACGGACAGATTTGCTTTCCTGATTCTAGCGGTGACCGTCTTGTCGTGCATTGGGTCGCCACCCTTCCCCTTTATTATGGAGACGACTGCGCGAATGTACCGCACAGAGGAGATAGCACCCTTCACATTCTGCGCAGTTATCGTATTCGCAAGAGAGCTTGCGTTTATGATTGTTCTGATAGACACGTCCCTTCTAGACGGGAAGTTCTGACTAGAGACCACCAGAGATGTCGTCTTTGCCTCTTGGCCAAAGCATTCCACTCTCCTCTCGGTAACCCGATACCTGTAGGGTGCGCTTCCTGACGCCAAGCCCGTTGTGTCCACCCATGCGCTATCTCCCAGGTACAGGTGATACCAGTTCACATTATCGTTGCTTACTTGAATGCACACGGCTGCCCCGCTGGCTCCCGCAGGGGAGTTCCCGTCAATAGGGTCCCCGTCGCTGTCATAAAACTCGAACCGCTCAAACTGAACATTAAGCATAACCAAAAGGGCGTCCAGTCCAAAGCGGTCGTTGAACTGTGGATCCCCCAGAGGCACAGATGCCGGAAGAGTTACCATCAGATTGTTTGCGGCCCCGTCCTGGATGGGTCCCCACACGCCATCATTTGGCGGGTAGTTCATGACTACCGACCCAGCCCCCGTCGTTGCGTTCCAATAACTCAGGCCCGTTTGCGTGCTCGATACTGTGGACCACCCACTGGTGTAGGCAACGCCAAGCATTGCTATTTGAGACGCGACGGTATCTGCGGCCGGGAACTCCGATGTCCCGCAGAAGGACAAAAACGAGGGTGTGTGGTTTTCGTTTAGGCACCCGTCCTGAAACGCCGTCTTTGTCAAGTCATCAATGCCCTGCTGGCCTAATTGAATGAACCTGTTGGACAGACCCGTGGCCGTGTAGGCTTCTTCTTCCTCAAACGGAGTAAAGTTTATTTCACCCATGACTACCTCATCATCTTTAATATCACAAGTTCTCTACCGCCCACGCATACAATCCCATCGGACGCGGATACGCTGCCTCCTTTTAGGGACGCCGTGTTCATCCCCAAGACCTCAACAGTAACGTCCCCAGGTGGGACATCAATTACGGCCTCGATGCACACGGGATACCCTATCTCATTGCCCGCAGCGCCCGCTGACGGGGAGAATATGCCCACTTCTGCCATTGGGGTATCGACTGAAGAACCCTTTGTCCCAATCCTGTCATTTGATATGTCTGCACCTCCAAACATCCCTTCAGATACAACTGCCCCGTTGATGCGGAGCGCAAACATTTGACCCGCGCGTTGCTCTTCCTGTACCTGTAGCGTGGCCATAACCCAGAGTGTCGTATCTACCTCAACAAAGAATTTTGCCTGCATAGGGCGCGGGTCCGTCATCCCCGGCTGCTGCTTTGGCGGGGTCTTGGCGCCGATGACCGACATCGTCGGATTCAAGTCAATCCTAACGCCCCCGTCTAGGTTGGGTCTCGTAGATACCGTATTGTGGGTTCCCACTTCGTCGATTGTTATCCATGCGCCACGAGTCCCTCCAGGGCTTCCGCCGCCATCTGCGGTGACTTGAGAGGCCGCAGGGCCTCTTGTGTTCACATACTCAAAGCCAACACCGACCGGATCGACGTAGGTGTCTGGGATGAACTGGGACGCCCCAAATGCTGCTCCAGGGACAATGCCCGATGCGATGTTGTGCTCGTTGAGCTTCCCCTGGGCCTCCGTAGCTGCTGGCATGAACCCGTCGTTTAACGACTCTTCATTGACCACCTGGGGAGTAGATATATTTGCGTCAGGAAATCTCCAACTCATTGCTGCACCCTTGCTCCACCCGATGGGTGTGGGACGTAATCATAAGAAAGACCTACAAACTCAATCTTTTCCGATGCGGTTAGAATTAACTTAAATACTTCGCACCCAGGAACAAACACCTTCGCCTTACACCAGTACGGACGAGACCTTCTAATTGTTTCCCCAGTATCCAGGGTCGCCGTCCCGTAGAATGGAGGAGGGTCGTTCTCATAATACAAGGTCACCGTCTCTGTATGAATAACAGACTTCCTCCAATCCCTGTAAACCTGAACAGAAAGGCTCTGAGATGAGCTTTCAATCATCCATATATAAACAGTAATCGGGGTCTTCGCGTCATACTCGCTTTCATTTAAAAGCCAGTTGGTTTCGATGGTGTAAGACCTCTGTGGAAGAGCGTACACCGTCGATGACACCTCTTTGTCCAGCACATACACAGACTCAGGAGTAAGGGCAGGCTCGGTCCCGACGCTCCCGGCCGCGAGCATGTATGCACGGTGATCTCTCGTCACGCAAACCGATGATGCGGAAATATCAGTCCTTGTCCTCCACCCCGTATTGGGCTGACGAGCGTCAAAGACGTAACATCGGTTGTTGGATTTTGACGAGTGCATAGGAACCCAGCAACGGTATTCTCCACTCGAAACGTCTACGGCCGCAACAGACTGCATCTCCCTTGATGTGTTTATGTACTTAAGCCCCTCTCTTATCGTGTCCGAGAAGTACTCAACACCGCCCGTTGAATATGCATAAAACGCCTTCTTGCCCAGCCATATTGTATAGCCGCTCTCTGTGGTCGCAATAGAGCTGGGAGCCACGCACCCAAACTGACGACTGATAGTTGTGACCGAGAAGCCAGTAGCCTGGCTTGTGTCAGCAATAAGAAATGTAGAGCTTTCGGTAAAAACAAGAAGGCCCTCTGCGACAGGATACAGCCCCGTGATGTCTCCGCCAGACGGGTCTGGATAGAAAAAGTCATCCTTAAGAAGAGTCCCCCAGCGCCCTGGCATTGAAAATCTTACAAGACCAGGATCTTCAGGAGTGTTTGCGAAAAACATTCTGCCAAACGCCTGACGACATAGCCGGAACCTCTGCATCGGAACAACGTCTGGGGCCTCCGCTACAAGCCAACCATCAGGCCCGTTGTCAACGTAGATCTCGGAGGATGTGTCAGGGATGGTTTGTGACGCGAAAACCCCGCCATCGCTGTTTGATGGGAGCAGGAATAGCTGATTCACAGACTCTGAGTTAATTGAGTCCCTTGTCCTGTACAGGTTTCTTCCCACGGTCCTGCTTTCGGAAGAAGACTCCTCAGGCAAAGAAATGTTTTGCCACAAGAGCTGCTTTAAAAGATTTTCTGGCCCTTGTGCTACCCCATCCGGGTACACCACGCCCGTTGGTGGAGCTGTGGGGAACAGAACATTTTCCGGGTACATGGCTGATTGCTGCGCGAACGACACGGTGTTGCTTCGAGGAGACAGAGGCGAGAAGTTCCCGTACTTGTCCACCCACTGGGTGACACCAGTATATGCCCCCGTAAGAAGCAGTCCTGGCGCGTACCCATTATTAAGAGCATCCCTAGACAATGAGCCTCCGACCCCGTTCGTGGGGTCAGAGTAGATTGTCCCGACACGGCCTCGACCAAATGCTGTATGCATCTGGGTGTTTGTTAGAACGACCGACCCCAGCCACCGGTCGTATATATCGGCGTCGTGACTAAACCCCTCACTATTTGGGCTGTATGACTTGGATGTATCAGCCCCCAATGCGGTACTCGAAAATTCATAGGAGTCGTTTTGCGTTGGCCCAAGCAGAGATGGGGGACCAGGGGTCCTCGAATACCCCAATGGGGCGCAATGGCCGTCTTCATCATAAAACCTTGGGCGACCATCATGCTGACTGATAATGACTATGCCATTCGAGCATTGCTCGAACTGCGTCGGGAATGCAGGATATTCTGACTTAGGCTCGTTTGGCTTCCAGGTGTAGGCCGTCTGCCAAGTTCGAGACCACCCGTTGAACTCCAAAAGAACGTTCGTCGTTCCGTTATACGCAGTAGCAAGCAGAACTTCCTTTTGACCATCTCGAAGCCTACCGTGGAAAATGCCCTTCATCTGGGCGAAGGATGGCTGTAAGGTCTGGCCGTACGCAGGAATATAGGGCGCGGGACCAAGGATGCTTTTTAGCGTGCTTCTCTCCGTTTCCCGCATATTCTGGATCTCGTTAGCCAGGTTGTCGGGAGACAGTATTTTGGTTGTAACGGCCCGGATGTTAAGCAACCCAGACCGCTTGGTAGGCCGCTCATCGGACATCTACTTGCTCGCTTTTTCTGGGGCTTTTTTCACGGGCGGCTTTTTAGCAACCACTCGCTTTGGCTTTGAGGACGCCTTTGGCTTTGGCGGAAGGACTGCGGTCATCTGCTTCGCAAGCTCAGACTCTTCAGAGATCATCTGACGGGCAAACCCGAATCTCTGAATCCATCCGTGCATCTGCCCCTTGCGGTACAGGGTTGCCCAGCAAATAAACTCCTCGACAGAGCCGTCGTCTCTAACCATTTTGTATACTTGGCCCGTTTTTAGCTTAGCCATCTCTTCTCCTATGAGTTTGGTGTGTTCCACCACTGCCTGTATCGAAGGCTTGTCCTGTAACCAGGAGTAGCCCTGGATAGGCGCTTAAGCATCGGAACGGCGGAAGACCGTAGGTCTCCGTACCTCTTAGACAGTGTTTTCAGATTCCTCTCGTAACGCCCCTTTGCGAGGCGCATCATATTTATGTTGCCTTCCGTTTCATACAGCAACTGGAGCGCCCGGTCAACAAGCAGGTCGCACGCCTCTGCATGGATAAGTGGCGCGTCTTGGTCGTCCTTCAGTTCTTTGGGGCGGCGGATGCACCTAATCTCAAGTTCAAAGCGCGCGTTGGGCGTTGGGTACATCCCAATAGTCTGATACCCATGAGTGTCCCTGAGTCTTCGGTGGTAGTCTGGAAGGATTGCTCCGTCGTCTATGAAGTACCCCTGGTTATCCCAGTCCACGTTCACCTCTGCCAGCAGGAGAAACGCCTTCGGGATATCCATCCTTTTGAATCCCTCAACCCACTGGCCAGGCTCTACAACGCCTGGGGTAGGGGTTCCTGTGTGTAAGATCTCATAGTTCGAGAAATCAGCAGTTATCCTTCTTCGGTAAATGCGAACATGCCAGCCACTCAGCCTGGAACTCACACGGACAAAGCCCTCGTTGGTGCCTGGAGGTATATTGCCGACGAAGGCCCCGTTGGCGCCTGCAACAGACGGTCCCGTTCCCATCATCATGAAGCCCTGCATGTACTGTATATTTGGAAGCGTAAGCAGAACCGCGGGTCCTCCCGCCGTGACCGTGACGCCTCCCTGGTCAGTGTCCGATGCGTTTGTGGCGGTAACTACAGCAGAGACAGGCGACGGCGCGCTCTCATAAAGAGGCTCACGATACCTATTCCTGGCTGCCTGAGATCTGTTTGCAGCACCCTTCCGTCCTGTCGCATCAGTCCATTCCGCCGATGTGGCCGCAACCCCGTGCTCTGGGTTTTGCCAGTCATACGGGTTGTCATTCCAGAGGCTTAAGCCCTGGTTTCTGAACCAGATGTCCCGCTTGCCCCAGGTGTAGGTGATCACATACTCAAACTGACCGGCTGGCTCTGGTCCCTTCCATCTCGGGTACTTCACAATTGCGCCTGCGTTATCATACTCCCCAAAGTCAACCTGATTAGACAGGGTCGCCAAAGGCGCCACGCTCGGTCCCTGTATTTGGATATGCTCCCGCCTGTAAATGACCCTTGGGATCCCCTTAGCAACGTCCGTGTGTCGGTCGATAATGTTCTGTCGCTCTGCGTCTTCCTGCCCGATGACTTGGAGAGGCCAGGAATTGTTTGTCTTCCACAAGCGCATTGAGTGGACTTCGATAATATCGTCTGGGATTGCGTATTCGCTAGTATAAACCCGATACTGAAACGGGCCTGCACCAAACTTGTTCGTATCCCACGGCATCCAAAGGGAGATGACCTTTCCGGTGGCCGGAGTGGATAGAGGGGGCGAGCCAGGAGCGATGACCACCTGCTTCGGGCCATAATTAAGGTCCCAAACTGTGCGGATAATGTTTCTGTGCCACTCTCCATCGGCATCTTGAATCTCAATGACCCGGCCGTCCCAGCTCCGGTCTGTTGGCCAGTCAGTAAGCACCCCTCCTGCGCCCACTGCATCCTGTTTGATCACCCATGGATTTGGTGGCAGCGTGGCTCCGGTTGAACCCTTGGGGAACATCGGGTCCCCAGCAACATCCCAAGTAATATCTGGGGCGAAGGTGACCGTATTGTTTGTGTCATTAATCACGTCTGGTTGCGTTGCGATTCTAAGAATTTCTTCAAAAAACAAAAACGGGGCTTCTAGCGCAATAAGGTTGTACGCCCGGTTGATGAACTTATTCATCCGGTCTTCTGCGCCTGCGCTATTTTTCGGGCCATAATCAGCCTGGGCAAACATTGCGTTGCGGATGTCTTTCAAATTCACTGCTCACCTCAACAAAAAGGGCGGGAAGTTTTAGCCTCCCGCCCCATTTTACCCTTATAGAAAAACAAGTTCACTAAAGAATAAAATTATCCGCAGCAGTTCAAGTAAGCATAGCCAAGCCCTGCGCCGCCCACTGCAATCGTGCAGTGACCTACGGTCGCCTCAACGACCCCTGGAGAGGCAGATACTTCGCCATTTCCGGCGGAAGTGACAAGACCCTTTGTTACAGCGCATGCGCCGTTATAGTCTGCCTGGCCGTGCCCCTTGCGGAGAAGAAAGCCATAATACCCAGCCGCAATAGCGTGCTGTGCAACACCAATGACCTTTGCAGGATGATTGGTTGTTGCCTGGATTGTAGCGTTCGCCTCTGCGCCATCGCGGGCACACACGGTGCCTGGAGAGAGCGCAATACCCGAGGTGTTCTTGACGTAGATCCAGACGCGACCTCCAGAATCCTGGGCGGTGTCTGTCGCCGCAAGTCCCGCTTGAGCACTTGCTGGCTCGACATGAACGAAACCAAGAGGAGCCTGCTGATCTTCAGATACGGTTACTACCGCAATACCCATTGCTGTCATTGCCATGATGAACCTCCCTACGCGATTGCGGAGCCGGTAACGGCGCCGTTAGCTCGAAGCTGGTTAGTGTGGATACCCATGTTCAAGACAATTTCGTAACGGAAAAGGTCTTGCTCGGGGATACGGAAAGGACCACGAACAGAGAAGTCGCCCTTGGTTTCGCGACTTGCGTCGTGCCCGAGGGTGTATGCGTGCCAGCATGCGGTGTTGATGAAGTAGATAACCCCATCGTTAGCAGCATTTGCCGGAGCATTGGGAGTTCCGTCTCCAGCCTGATTCCAGGCTGCGTTTGTGATGTCGATGCTATCTTCAAGGTAGAAGTCTGCATCGAGGAACTTAACGCCTTGTCGGATTTGCTTGGGAGCGCGGTCACCGGCTTTTGTCGAGTCGGAGATGATGCGAACCTGCGAATCCAGGCTATCAAGATAGTTGAGGTAAGACGCTTCATCGCCCAACAGCAGGTCAACGGGACCCATTGTCTTCATCTGACGCGCTGCCGCAAAGTACACTTGACGCATGGTGCTTCGTCCATTGGATGCAGCAAAACCAGCGGCGGGAATATCTCCCCACTGGTTGTACCATCCGTCCGTTCCGCCGGAAGTCAGCCCGTAGCGTCGATCGCTCGTGCCTAGCGGGGCGCCGCCAGTTTGCTGTGCCACGCGGCTGCCGAACTTAATAGCACCAGAGCGAGCCGCTCCGTTGGGGCTGTAAGTTGTAGCGCCGTTCAGGGTCGCAAACCCAGCAACACCAGGACCCGTTCCCTGGGCGAACTGCTCGGAGATTCGCTCATGGAAGTCAGCAAGGGCCAACTCTGGGTAGTGTTGAATGATTCGAGCAAGGTCCATCTCGCCATTTGCTTCAGCCAGGTCCTTTCCTGGTACGTCAAATGCGTAGATGAGTCGAGGTGCGTAAGTATCACCACGAGCTGCTGCCTGGTTACGTCCACCGGCAATGACTTCAGACCCTGTGACAACTTGAGTCACAGAACCGGGACCACCGGTAACTACAGCAAATTCACGGAAAGGGCCTTTCAGGACGCTGCGGTCCATATTTCCCTTGTTGATGATCCGATCCAAGACCGGATGCCATTTCGCGAATAGTTCAGAATATGATGGCATCAGTTCTTGAAGAGCTGTGGCCAACACGTCTGGACTGATTCCAGTTCCTACAGTAGGCATTTTCTATCTCCTAGCGTTTTTGAGTGCTCTGCGAGCCACAATCATGCGTTTATCGTCTAAAGACGAGGTTTCGTTGATGTCCATCATCTGTTGATCAGGTGATGAACGAGTGGTGGCTCCAGAGGTTATCTTCGCCGCAGGACGAGGATCCGATTTCGGCCGAGGCCTAGATGCGTTTTCTGCCAACCGTAGTGCGTATGAATCGGGCACACCGTCCCGCTTTGCCTCAAGGGCGACTTTCATCGTCTCCCTATCAAGGCTAAGAAGTTTCACGCCAACCTCCGGGTCCCACTGATTCTCTATCAAAATAGCTAGAGCCTCACGCTTTTCAGGGTCCTCAAAGATTTCGCTGTGTTTTTGTTTAAAGTTCTGAGCGTAGCTGGCTGCATCCCTATCTAAAGACGCATCAACCTCCGCCCTATATTGCTCGTATTCCCTCTGCACGCCTTCCCTTGCGGAAATCTCGGACTCATATTTTGACTGAAAGTCGGCCACGCGAGGATCTTCCTCACCGACCATTAGCGCGTCATTCAGACGACGGAGCTGGTCCATGTCGCCTTCCAGTGCGCCAAACTTACTGCCAAACAATTCCTCCATGCGGCCGTGGACCCCATGATACCTTTCGGGCAGGTCGTCAACACCACCCTCCCAAGCACTAAAGTCAAACTCGGGAAGCTCCGGCTCTTCCTGAACGGGCGCTGGCGCCTCGTCAGGTGCCGCTTCTACCGCACCCTCATGAGAGGGAGCCGCCTCAGAATCGGAGGCAACAGAAGAATCAATGGCTGGAGAAGAAGATTCAGCAACCGGCTCGGCTGCGGCCCCCTCTAATGCCTGGGTCTCTTCTACGCTCATTTGCGCTTACCTGACTGGTTCAGCGCCTTGCGTGCAGATGATAAACGGATGACGGAGAGCTTTGGTGGGGATGCGTGCATGCCCAGCTCTTTTTCGATCGAATCAAAGTCTTCGGAGGGACCCTCCTTTTTTCGAAGCTCCCACCCGTGCTTGTCAAGAGTTTCCATGAACTCCTCAGAACTACCGGCCTCATTAACCAGGTACTCAACCATTTCTTCTTGAGTATAGTCCTTCTTCTCGCCTTCTTCGGGAGCCTCTTCAGAAACCTCTTCTTCAGACTCTACCTCTTCTTCCATTTCGGATTCATACGGCATTTGGGCCTCCAATGGTCAAGTACAGCATTTTGTCAACAAAGTCAATCATTTCGAGCCTGTTGCCTTTTTTTCAGAAACTTCCCGCGCGCCTCATGGTCGCTAAAGCCTTGTTTTTTTGCCTTTTTGTCGCAGTGGTTTCTCACAGAATCGTAATGACTTCTCCATTCCTTACTGTCCTTCTGTACAAACTTTGCATCAGGATTTTCTTTCTTGTAATTCCGGAGCTGCTCGTTTGTTTCAAACTTCTTTCCTATCTGCCCAAACTCTATTGGCTTGCTAAATAGGGCGCCAATGGCCAGGACCGGGGAGACCAGTCGTACCGCAGGACCAGAACAGTCTGGACATACAATACTATCGGCATCACGAAGAAGAACATACACCTCATTCTTTCCACATCCAGAGGTGCATCGAACATCGTAAAGGGGCATCTATAACTCCAGTTTTCCGCGCAAGGCGTTTGGAAGAGTGTTTCCGGCGCCGCCATTCTCCATCGGCATCGGCGGAGGCTCAAGCCCTGGCGGCATCCCTCCCGTGGCCACTGACTCCACCCCAGGCTGCGCAGCCGCGGCGGCGCCTCCTGGTTGCGCTCCCTGCTGCATCTGTGCCGCCATTGCCTGTTGCATCTGCTGCTGTTTGGCCGCCATTTCCTCCTGGGAGACAGCCAGGTCTTTCATATTCAACAGATCGAGAAGTTTTGCGATTAGTCGATTCTTGTCTACGTTTTCCGCTTGCATTAGTATGGGCAGGAATGACTGAAGGCTTCTAAGTTGTGCGAGCTTGTTATTCTCCGCCGGAGAGTAGGCGATAGCTTCATAGTCGTAATCAAAGCCGCCTGCTTCAATGGCGCCCATGCTTTCTCTGGATATAACCACTGGCTCCTGGGTGTCAGAGACCCGGGCGACCATCTGGCTTGTGGGGTCAAGGAACTCCTCGAAGAGGGCGATCGAGTTAAGGGCCAGGGACGCGATTACGTCATTGACTGCCTTGATTCTGCGACCGTTTCTGGTTCTGGTTGCGGAGTCAGCAAGCGCAACCTCCGTCGCGACATCTGTAACGCCCACAACACCGCGGGAGTATTGGGGCACCCCGAGAACAAACTCAATGACCTGCTGGCAGCGGGCGCGCATTTTGTCGAAGGACGGTGTTAGTCCTGGCTGTGGTGTGGCCCCGAATAGGTCCTTTAGTGGAACGTCTGCTTTTCCGTGAACGTCCACAACGGAACCCGGTTCGGAGGCATCTCGGATCGCCGTCTTAACCTGCTCAGGATTATCAACAAGAGCGCTTTGAATAAGCGTAACAGGAATGGAAGACTGAGCATGCCATAACTCCAGGGTATCAAGTTCGTTTAGTCGCTGCTGAAGGCTTGAAATCAGAGCGATGTCCGATAGACCGGCAAGGTCTTTCATGTTCTCGTTGAACTGGAGCATCGTGAATGGGTTGTCTGCGTATGTGTAGGGGAGGTCTCCCTCAAAGAGGGGCTTGTCTACTCCATCAATAATGTGGTAGTACTTTTTGTTTTCAAAGTCGTAGAACTCGTACACTGTGGCCCAGTTGTAGACGTCGTTCGACGCATTGTTGACCATACTCCTGTTTCCACTCACGTCCTTCAGCCAGCTCGGGTAGCCCCCAAAGTTCACCTCATCCATAACCTTGTGAGGGTAAAATCCCCCCTTTCGCCCAGGCTTCTTTATGCGCTTCTTAAACTCGTCCTTGGTGATGACGGAGACCTCGACGAGGTATCTAATATCTTCCCAGCGCGTGGCTGACATATCGAAGAAGACGTAACGCGGGTCTACGACCATGAACTCAACAGTCTCTCTCTTGAAGTTCCAGACGGTCTTCATGAATCCCCGGCCGCAGATTGCAGTTCCGATGCACAGGCGCCACAAGTCGGCATGGAGCTTCTGTCGGTAAAACACGTCGTTAATCAGTGCCTCTCTTACCGATGCTGGCTCTGTGTTTTCCTTTCTCCTGGCCGTGACCGTGATCTTCGGGTTCGTCGGGCAGATGTTCGCAACCATCGTATCAATGTATGCGTACGGATAGTTGGTCTCAAAGTTGACATCATCATCAGTGACGCCCGTCTCTGCGGAGAATGCCCCCGTGGGTGATGAGTAGTCCTGGGACCAGTACTCCCCCAGATACCAGCGGCGCCAGGAGTCCCACATCTGGCGCTCCCCTGATGCCTTTGCCTGATGGGTCTTTATTATCCCCTGGATTTGCTCATTGGTTAAGCCCATTATTCTCCGCCTTCTTCTCGGTACTCTTCTCCAGGCTTGCCGTACTTCTTTGCTCGTTTTGCAAACGGAGACTCTTCGTTAGAAAACTTCTCTAAGTCTCTAAGCCCGTCAATTGATTTTTCAGATTCATCCCATGTACGTCTTCTTTCGGCACGCGAATTTAACCAAGGGCCTATGTCTCTCTCAAAAGACGGGGACAACTTAATAATACCATCCTTCTGAAGGTCTAAAAGTTCTAAAATGACATCATCGGGAAGATGCGGCTCCTTGTCGTACAGCTTGGCCCAGACTGATCTGTCGGATTCTCGTGCATGATCGAATTCACGGCGCGCAGCGCTCGCGGCTTTTCTTGAGCTGTCTAGGGCATCATGGATTGTCTCGCCGCCTCGGGGAGATGCAACCACTTCCGGCACTGCGCCTCGGACATCTCCCGACAAGTCTTCTACATCTCCACCGGCAGCCTCGAACTCCTCCACTTGGGGATGCTGTTGGGCCAGTTTTCTAGCAAGTGCTTCTCGTTTTTCTCTCATTAAGTCGGCCATTACTGCTCCCCGTAATACTCTTTAATAAATGCCGCATCTTCAAGGGCGGCCTTCTGCTCCTCGGCCATTCTTTTGAACTCTGCTTCCTGAGCCTGCAACTCTGCCATCTCTGGGCGAACATCCCCGTGAGAGCCTCTGTCAATCAATTGGGCAATTTCGGCTTGATCGGCGGGATCCGCCAGCACAGGCGGCTTGGTAAGTCCGGCGTAATGGCGCCCAGCCCACTCTCGGCGATACTCTGGAATCCTATCCAAATGCGCAAAATATGCCCGTGCAGCAGGAGTCCGGTAGCGCATTATGTTCCACTCCTCTGGGGGCAGGTCATAGGGGTTTAAGTAGGTGTCATCTACCTCATGGGGGTCAGTGGCCTGCGCAACCGCGGCCGACTTCTTCATCTCACGATCCTCCTCACCAGCGATGTCGGGGTCGAAGGTGGAGCGCTGAATGCCCCCCAGATGTGCGCCCGCTCTTGTGCCGGGCTTGCTTACACCACCATACGCTGGCTTACCAGGGCTTTCTGCCAAAGCGTCTCTGGCTATCTTCATGCGCTTTTCTCTCATTAAGTCGGCCATTACTGTGCTCCTAGTCCTGATTCGTACATTTCAATCATTTGGTCATCCACTTCTTCCACGGGGACTCCAAAGTGGTTGGCTGTGGCGTGTTTTAGGTTTGCGGATTTCGCAATGGCGCTTCTTGTTTTTGAGATAGCATCCGGTTCGACCTGGACGTTTTCATCAACCTGGATGTTTTCGTCAATCATCGTCGCCTCCTTACAGAGCGGTATCGGCTGCGCCCGCGCTTTTTGTTCTTATCATCGCTCTCTGACTTTCTATATGCCTGTAGTTGGTTCCAAGTCAAATCCTTAAAGAGCACCACGTTCCCCTCTGTTCCTTTGTCAAGGGTTCCCTTGGGTCTTTGCGGAAGTCTTCTTGCGCCAACGACGGCTAATTGTAGCGCAGAAATCTTATCCCAGTGGTGTCTTTCTCTTCTCTTGGGTCCCACGCTGCCCTTTAGCATTTCTGATACGACAGATGTTTCCGTTCTTTTATCGTGGCGATACGAGCATAGTTGCCCGTAGGTGTCTTCGTCATTGATGACGAGTTCGTCCATCAGGGCGTCTTGTATCCATCCGATCATCTCTTCCAGTTTTTTGGAAGTACTTGTAAGCCCTGCCTTGTAGGGCTTCTCGTAGTAGAGGTTGGCGTACTCGGCCTGCTTAGCGAGCGCGATGGTTGCGGCCCCAACGCCATTGGACTCGATGACGACCTTTGCTCGGTTGTACTTCTCTGCGACCTCGAGGAGCCTCCTGGTGAAGAGTATTGGCTCTGTGTGGTCTGCATAGCAGGCGACCTGTGTCCACTCTCCTTCATAAACTTTAAGTACTTGGAAAGACGCATGGTCTCGTGCAGCGTGTCCGGCGGGATCGACTCCGATGGCATAGATGGCTCCCTCTTCTGGCGGTTCGTACTCCATGTATGGGGCAGACCACTTCTCCATTTTCCTATCGCGGTGCTTTTTTAGCAAGCCCTCGTTGAAGATGGCCCGGTGGTTTGAAATCCAGCATGACAGGTCGTCGAAAGGATAGAACACACGAAACAGCGCGGGGTCTCTTCTAATCTGCGCATCCGTATTCATCATGAAGCGCCTGAACGCAAGGTTCTCCCTCTTCAGTCCAAGCTCTCCGTATTTCTCCATCAGCCGCAACTCTTCGAGAGATAGCTTGTCTTCTTTTCTCCATGGTCTTTGATTCAGCTTCCCATCCCAGAACGGAAAGAACGCATAAACCCACCGGCCGCTTCCGGCCTTCGCGTCGTTACATTGGTCGTGCCACCAGTCACCCGCATGCAGGGGTGTGGATTCCAGGATCATCAATGAGTGGTCCCGGTTAATCATCGACGGGTAAATCAGCGAGAACTGCCCCTCGGGGTCAGACCAGAACGGAAGCTCGGAGCCGTGAAAGGAGTCTGGAGACTGACCAATTCCCACGCTTCCTGACTCGCCCGACATGACGCGCATCTTCCCGCCCCTGGCTGGGTCAAACGAGAGCTGGCGAACCTCCCTGGTGGCGCTTGTGGGGGTCCTGAGCTTCTCTGGCCATCGGGCGTGAGTAAAGTGAACTCTGCGGTGCAGGTACTCTGCGCGGTCCCTTGTATCCGCGATACAGACATGGTCCATTCCTGGTGTGTATGCGGTTTTCGCGTACGCGCACAGTTCCGCGGTCAGGGACTTCCCTGCCTGCCGGTAGCCCAGGAGAACGAGCCATTTAGTCTGTCCGTCTCGCGTCTTTGGTGGGTTGGAATAATATGACAGTATAGTAGACTGCAAACTGTGTGTAATCTTATAGGGGTCAAACGGTACGGAGTTCCCGCTAGCCTGGTCGCGGATTTGTCCATACGCCCGTAGCATGGAGCTTGGGGTGGGTGTTGGCGTGGGTGTTTTAGTCGTTGACCGCTTCGGCATAAGTTCCCTCTATTGTGGTGTACGATGCCTCTACTTCATCTTCCTGCACCTGGGTTAGCGCGTCAATCAGTTCGACGTAAGTGTCCCCGGAGTTCATCGCCGCGGCTTCTCGTGCGGCGAGAGATGCGAGCATAATCTCGGCCCATTTGCAGGCGGCGTCTGCGGCAACGGGAGCGATGTGCCCTGCGAGTACATGTGTCATCACCTTTTGGGCAAATGATACAACGTCGTCATAGGACGATATTTCTGTTTCGGCGAACATGACGGCGAGTTTCTCGCGGTGTTCTACGGGAACTCGTTCCAGCCATTCAATGTATTCGTCAGGATCAAACTTACTGCGTCCCATCTGTTCTCCTAATCAGCTCTGTGTATTTCGCCATTGGAGTTCCACTCCCAGACGCTGCCGTCCCCGGCCTCAAAGTAAATGTTATCCGGCACTCCGTCTTCGTGCTCTGCCGATGTTTTGAGAAGTTTAAGTCCCACAAACTGTTCTGCGAGCATGTCTTCGACGGCAATTCTAACGGCATCGTCTGTCCTGGGGTCAGGAAAGTTGGCGTCTTCTATTTGGGCGTCAATCTCATCTCTTTGGTTTTGGTTGTTAACCTTTTGGGCCTCTTCCGCAGTCATGCCCTCCTGCTGGGCCTGCCACCAGGACGGGATGTCTCGTTCGTCGGTGTCCGTATTTCCCAGCTTGGATGGTGAGAATTGTGGCTTTGCTGCATGGCCGCGGCTTTCATACCACTTTGTAAGCTCGTCGGAAACGGGGGGTTTGCTTTCGCCCTTGTAGGAGTCGCCCATCTTGATTTTGAATGGGTCTCCGGCGCCTTTTGGCGGAAGATATTCTATCTCCCTTTCTCCAGTGCTCTCAAGCGTACCTCCGCCTGGAAGATCTTCGCCCACACGATACCACTGACCGGGGGTAGAGGAAATCTGAATCCGTTGGCTGCCTGGTGAATCGGGGTCAGCCTCCATCACGTTGACATCAAACTGAGGGCGAGCAAAAGACGGCTTTTGGGAAAGCGATTTTGCAATCTCCATTCGCTTGTCTTTCAACAAATCTGCCATCAGTCACGCTCCTGGGTGTCTTTCATTGGGTCTCTTCTACCCTGCATATAGGCTTTCTCTGCGGCCGCTTCTCTAGCGGCTTTCATCTCGTCAACGTATAGTGGTACTGGGTTCCCATGTTGGTCACGGGCCATGGCCTCTTTGGGGACATTAGTCCACCCCAGCTCTTGCATGGCCAACGCTCTGTTTCGGGGAATGTCTTTTAGGCCTAGCTCTTCTAGCTTGGCTTTAAGGAGTTCTTCTCCTGGTGTTTTCTTCCAGCCCATCTGCGTTCTTGGGAGTCTGTCATCTATAGCTAAACGCTTGAGTTCTCTTAGTGCAGCCCTTCCTCCGCTCTCCGGGTTACCAAAGTCTAAGGCTTCTAAGATCTCCTGTACGCGACCAGGACGGTCTTCCTGCGCACCTGGGGCGGTCATGTCTTCCGCTACCTCGTTCTGCAAGTCTTGCATGGCTTGCTTATCTGCTGCACCTAAAATGCGCAGATTAGAATTGAGGGCTTTTTTGTAATTCTCCCATCCCTTTAGTTTGTTTCTTTTTGTGGAGACCGTTTCGCCCCAGCTATAGTGTTTGTCTGGGGTAAGCCGCATGGCCCCCTCGGCGCCCCATGGACCAGCCCGCAAATCACTAGCGCTGTCTATTGTTTGATCTCGTACAAGGTCCCTGGGACGCCATCCTGGTACGTTCTCCCTAAGCCTATCCAAGATGTACTTGTCCGTTTCCCGGTCTGGCTTGTAGCCCTGGCGTTTTTTGCCCTTAGCTATGGCCTTCTCTACAATCTCCATCCGCTTGTCTTTCAACAAATCCGCCATCAGTCACCCCCGTAGAAGTCTTTTATATCTGCAAATCGGTTTGGCGCGGCCTTTGCGTTTTGGCCTGTTTTGACGAATCCTTTCTGGGCCGCCTTTCTTTGCGCCCTGGTCATGGAGTACGGGTCTGCTATCTTCGTCGGCTCTGCCTGGGCTTTTTTAATGAAGTCTGGGACGGGGTATTTCTTCTGCGGCTCTACTGCGTTTTTTGGGGGACGCCTGTCTTGTTGGTTGTAGGACCGGATCTGCTCCCTCTGTGAGGCTGTGGGCTTGCCCTTTATTCCCATGATTCCCTTTGTGGTCTCTTTCCCAGAAAGCAGCTCTCTTATCATGTCTGCAATATTCATCGATCACCCCCATAGAAGTTTTTCATTTCACGGATGCGTCTATCTATGTCGCTCATGGACTCTTCCGCCTCTCTATCCCGAGCGTCCTCCTGTTCAAAGAACTTTCGCAGTAAGTAGTAGCGCAGCTCTTCAGACATCTGTGGCAGTTGGTTGATTCCGCCCGAGAAGTCCATGCGCCGATGTTCGTTTCCTAGTCGTGACATGAACTCGTATCGTTCTTGTGGCTTTTCTGGGGCGATCCCGATGCCGGAACCCATTACGTCACTTCTCATTTTTTGCATCTGGGCGTCAGAGTCGGCTTGTTCTTTCTGCCATTCTGATGGGGCCAGGAGTTCTTCAAACAGGCGCTGGTCTTCCTTAGTCATCCCTGTGCCCCCGGGCGTCACCTTGGGGAGAGCACTCTCGGTCTCCTTAGGGAGAGCCTTCTCTACAATCCTCGTTCGCGCAGGCTTTAACAAATCTGCCATCGATCACCTCGGTTCCGTCACCATAACATGTTTATGTATCGGTCTGTGTTCTTCGCGCTTTGGTGTCATATTCGAATCAGTTCCAAACTTAAATACCACTGACTCCATTGCCTTGTCCACGTCCCTTTTAGAAAGGCCCAGGGGGGTTTTCTCCAGCTCTTCGAAGAACTCCCTTCTCTTGTGCATCGGCTCTCCTTGCAGCGCAATGCCCGCCAGGTTGGACCAGTCCAGATTCATACACCACAGTCTAAACTGCGGGATGTCGTTCAACTTTTTTGCACCTGCACACATGTGCGCAATCACAGCACGCTGATTGACTCGCGTTATCTTTGATATTTCAAACACACTCAGCCCACAAGCATAAGACACCAGGGCACACACGTCATGCCCGTACCATGTTTCCGGTTGCCCCCGTAGATTTACTGGGATGGCATTTGCCAACTCCCATGGTTCTGGCATGAATTGCCCAAAGGCATGGTCTACCGCATCAGGCCAGAAAGAAGGCGCGCGCAGCGCTCGCGGAGATTTTATCCAGGACAGTGCGTGTTCAGTGGATTCAGCCCAGGCAAGTAACTCCGCGGGGGGCGTGAACCTGGGTCCGGTGTACCTCCATCTGATTTCTCCGCTAAGGTACTCTACAAGGGCAACGATGTATCTGCGGCCAGAGCCTGTTAGCTTGACGGACTTTACATGCGTTTTCTCGTGAAGAAGGATGTGCCACAATGGGTCTATTCTCTTCTCTTTTGTCCTGGTGCTGGTAGCGTAAGCGCCCAGGCAACGGCCGGTGTCTACGTTCATGGTGCCAATGTAGCGCAAATGACGTGTTTTGTAAAATTGGTACGTTGAAAAATGGGTCACGGGTTTCGAGGGGGGTACTATATATATACAATGGCGTGATAGCATCGGGGATGCCCCCTCAACCTGGGCCTGGCTGGCTACAACATACGACAAACTTGTCGCGTATCCAAAGTCGCGTATCCAGGGTCGCGTATTATTTGTCGCGCATCCAAAGTCAGGAAAGGAAAAACGCGTATTGGTTGTCGCGTATTGGTTGTCGCGACTTGCAATACACGAAAAACATGTCGTGTGTTCCAGGGCGTCAACCCGTTGCATAACACTTCAATTGATGCTATTCTATAGCCAGCTATAGGAGGCTGTCTTGTTCGATTCGCTTGTTTACTTCGTTGTTCTTTCTTTCATGGTTGTCGCGCTGATTTGGTGCGGTGTTCTAACCCTTGAGCGTCAGCAAGCGCTCGAGCGTGATTCTATTGTAGGTGTAAAATGAGAATGACATTTGTTGAGTTTTATGAATACGAGTCTGACCGAAGCGGGTACTGTCCGGAGTGTGATCAGGTGACCCGGTTCGAGTATACCGATCCAGATACCACGCCATGCCATGGCGTGCCTTGTCCTGACTGTGAGTCGCCGGTTTATGGCGTTGACATGGCGATGGTCGCAGAGCTGATTGAAATAGTGGAAGAAGATGTAATGAGGGAAGGGATTCTACACAGGAAAGTTAGACTAGCAAAGGAGTTAGGACAATGAGACTATTACAAATAAGTTCAACAAATAAGAAGTTCAAAAAACTAGATAAGAGTAGAAAAGTCTACTCTATGTCGCTATTGTCAGGTCATACCTGTATATTCGCTCGAGAGTGTAAAGCGTCAGTTATGATGATGAATGGTGCTAGGCGCGTAGTGGATGGCGATCAAACCGTGTTTCGCTGTTTCAGTGCTTCACAAGAAGCACAGTACCCCGAGACCTATCAGGCACGGTTAAGGAATACCGCACTGGTAAAGAAAGCATATAAGAACGGAGACGTTGAAGGCGTTGCTGACTTGATTGAAGACAGTCTAGTTGACGCCATACCGAAAAAACATGTGGATAGTGATAACGTCTTGATCCGCCCGCATATCGGTGGTGGTTTCTTCGCGCTCTGGTATTTTGACGCGTGGCTGATAGTCGCGCGTCGACGCCCCAACTGGCGTCTATACGCTTATCTGAAAGCGCTCCCATTCTGGGTTAAGCGTATAAACTCCATACCTAATAACTTCCGACTGATCGCCTCTCGAGGCGGAACACACGATCACCTGATCGCAGAGCACGGACTGCGCGAGGCTCTGGTCGTGTATTCCGAGGATAGTGCGCGGGCGCTTGGCCTCGAAATAGATAAAGACGACACGATCGCAGCGTATGGTGAGGGATCGTTCGCTTTGCTTATTCATTCAACGCAACCCAAAGGGAGCGCCGCCGCAAAGGCTGTTGCTAGGAATAGGGCTAGCCGATGAAATACATTATCAGTACTGGCGCCCTATTGGTTGCAGCTGTAACCGTTAGCGCGCCCCTATTTGGCCTTCTCATGTTGGCTGTGCTATGAATATATCTATAAAGATAAACGACGATAACCAGCTGTTTCTAGTTATTCCGGCAGAACTGGTATCCAGTACTGGCAACGAGTTTATCGTCAATCTTTCAGACCTTGACGACAGCAAACTTTTGGAGACTGCTAGAACCCTCGAGCTTTCATCTTCAGGACTATTCAAGGTGCTGTATCCAGATATCGCGCGGAAACTGGGTGACGAAATACTTAGCCGAGTATCACTGACTATTTCATGAAATAATCAGACACGACATCAAGTCAGGCGCTCCACTTGGGGCGCCTTTTTTTGTCTGGAGTTTCATCGGTGGCGCGCGTCCTGGAAATGCGAGTCGACCGTCCTGGAAATGCGAGTCGACCGTCCTGGAAATGCGAGTCGACCGTCCTGGAAATGCGAGTCGACCGTCCTGGAAATGCGAGTCGACCGTCCTGGAAATCACGCCAGCT